TAAAACTAAAAACGCCCGTGTAGATATTGAAATTCGCAGTGGTCTTACCTTTATCCCTTCGCCCCAAACAGAATGACAACGATGCTTAGAAGAGTACAACAATTTTTAGACTCTGGCGATAGTGATAACGCTAGAGAAGAAATTGATAGAGCTTTCGGCAATCTGAGAAGGGTGGATAGTCATGTTAGAGAGTTTGCAGATCTGTTGGCACTGGGATCGATCAAAGCTTCAGAAATCGGCTTAGGGGTATTGGGACGTAAGCTTCTACAGAATGACAGCGAGATTAACAATGAGGTTGTTTGGTTATTTATTGCGTCAATTTTATCTCGCAATAGTATTCCCCCTGATAGTCCATCTAGAATCAGCCTACTTGTTCTTACCGCTTCTGTCAATAGTTGGGAATTACCAATTTTTGCGCTTCTTGCCCCTGCCCTCGACGCTTTTTTTAAAGTTAGTCTTGCGGACGGAACCCCTTTAATTGCCGAACAAACTTTTGATTTTTTGGCCACTTGGGGAAGAATTTATGCGAAAGCACCTCATGTCAAAACGCAGCTTCAAGAACTTCAATCTCTTAGTAATAATCTATTAGAGCAAGTAGATGACTCAGAGTTAAAAGCTGAATGGTCAGAGGGAATTAATATATTTTTTGAAGAAGCCAGTACAACCAAATATTCAGATAGTAATGTTTTTTCTGCTGGTGAAGAATTAATTAAAAAAATTTATAATACTCAAAGTTTACAGCGCAATACAGAAGATAAGAATTTGGCAGAGACAAAAGACAAGTTACTCCAATTAGTCACTACAGAAAACAATATGATTAAAATTAATGAATATACCAAAATCGTCATTAACTCCCTCTCTAAAAAACTAGATGATAACCACCCCAGAATTTGCGCTAAAGCGGCTGAATCTTTGGCTAAGATTGGCACAGAAACAGCGATTCCTGGGTTACTCAAGGCTTTATCCGATGCGGAAGATAGCGTTCGTTTCAGTGCCACCGATGCAATCGGTAAAATTGGTTCTCGTTATGCCTTAACCTAAAATGGCAATCAGTCCTGACAATTTACTGTGTGATTGGCTCAATGCCGACAGCAGAAATTGATCAAGCATTAAAACACACTCTAGGCTTGTAGCGATCGCTATTTCCCCTTATCCTAAATTTTCGATAAACGAACTAGACAGTAAGAGTGTAAAAAAAAATAATATTGGGGGATAGTGATAACAGTATTAACAAAGCCTGAAACCTATATATATCAATAGTTTCATTGTAGATACCCTTATCTACAATCTATTTACAATAATAACTTAGTTCTTTTGTACTACTATCTTTTTGTAATTTTTTTGTAAGGTTTTTTCTTAAAAATGCTTGACAATTCTAGCAATTTACTATAAGATTGTATTAATCGAGTTTCAGAGGAAAAATGCTTATTACCCATATCTCGGTGGATTACACTCAGAGAGTCAACCTTGGTAATTTTGAGTTTGTGAATGTGAGTATAAATATTCATGGAAAACCAGAAGACGGCGAAGATACTGATGCTTGCTATGAATTTCTTTTAAATGAAGCACAGCAAGTGGTTATGTCGAAACTTCTGGAAGTAACAGAGGCTCATAATGTCACTTGCCCAAGTGTGGTCAAGTATTTTGCTGGTAAAGAAATAGATGAGTTTCCTTCATCTCTTAAGTTCAGCGATCCTTACACCTATTTTTAGGAGAAATATTATGTCTAGTGAAATTGTCAATATCAAATCTTCCCCATTAGAACTTAAAACAGTCGATGATATTTACAAAGTTTCTGATATTTTGGCAAAATCAGGAATGTTTGGGGATGTACAAAGTGCTGCTAAATGTTTTGTCAAAGTTTTAGCGGGAAAAGAGTTAGGAATCCCTGCTTTTGCTTCGATGACTGGTATTCATTTAATACAGGGGAAACCTGCACTAAGTGCTAATTTAATGGCAGCTTTAATTAAAGGATCGGGTAAATACCGATACAAAAAAATTAAACACACGCCAGAAATCTGCGAATTAGAATTTTTTGAGCTTTGGCAAAACAACTGGGAGCCGTTAGGGATTAGTTCTTTTTCAATCCACGATGCCCAAGTAGCGGGACTTCTCGGAGGGAATCCTAACTGGAAAAAATACCCCAAACCTATGCTTTTTGCAAGGGCGATTTCTACCGGGTTCCGTGAGTTTTGCCCCGACTTAGCACTTGGCGCACCTATTTATATTCCTGATGAACTAGGCGCTGAAATTGGCGAATCTGGTAATGTAGTAGATGTGGAAGTATCTTTGCCAAGCAAACCACAGTCGGTGCTATCAGAAGAGCGCAAGCAAGCTGGCATCGCTTGGGCTGTAAATAAAGGATTACTTAAATCACAAGCAGAGCAAGTCGCCCAACAAGCAACTTCTGAAAAAGAATTAGCCGACCTCCTGAAAAAAGCTATAGACGCAATGGTAATAGAAGTTGGCAGTGAAAATATTGATCCTAGTGAACTTCTTAGTGAAGATTTTTAATTAGTTGCCAGTTGTCAGTTATCAGCAACCTAAAAACCTAAAAAGCTAAAAAATCTAAAAATGGAAATTAAGGAGTATTAAATGAATTTGAATCTCTTAAGTCGTGATTGGTGGGATGAACTGACTTCCCAGCAAATACAAGAAATCTTGGTTGAAAGCAGCAAAAACCAATGGAAAGTTTTAAGTACAGGGCAAGTCGAAAGTATTTGCTTACATGGATTGGTAGCTAATCCAGTTTTTAGTGTAGGCATTGATCAAGTACAGCAATTAAGGGCAGATTTTGAGATTACTTGCGATTCTGGCAAGACTAAGAAAGTAATCAAAATTAACTTAACATTTGTAGATTTCAATTCTGCGAACTTGCTATTTGAAACATTAACAAGTTTATCAGAATCAAATAATCCGTATATATGGATTAAAGGTAAGGCGATTAATTTTCCAGAAATTACGATTCTTGTTAACGAATGGGGAAAACGCTATGAAGACCTAAAAATGTCTTAAACGTAAAAACAAACCAACAATCACAACTGAGGAGTAACAAAATGAGCGCAAAATCAAGAGACAAAATCAGAGCCTATGGCTCTGCACGGGAGTTAATAGTGATCGATCCCCGACTAATTTCTTTTAGAATGGCTAATGGTGATTTTATCGGGCCGAGAATAGGAATACATGACGACGGCAAAATGCGCGTCCTACCTAGCGAAACCCATTTAACCTTTAGTCAAGACTTAATTGAGTCCATCTCAGGTGAAAACGGATGGAACACTCGCGTTACCTACGACTTGGAGTTAATTCAAGAACTAGCCGATAAAATACTAGCATCGGGAACAATTTATCAACCTTTACATTTAGTCGCCGACGGCGATAGATTGTTTCCCATGGACGGCCATCGAAGGGTCTTGGCTTGGTTGCTTTTAGCCTCTCAAGAGATTATTGTTCCTAATGTTTTGGCAATTATTAAGCCTCTAGCATCAGGTCTGACCGTCCGTGATTTAGAGTATCAAATGCTCTCCTACGGCACTGATAGCGAAAAGTTATCAGTGTACGATAAGGCAAAATTGATTAGACGGCATTTACACGAGGATAGATTAGCTGGTTTAACTGAAGAGCAGTCCTGCCAACAGTTTTGTGAAAAGACGGGATGGAAAAAATCAGAATATAACCGAACTTTAGAGATTTCCTCGATGTCTAGTCCGACATTAAAAGCAATCGAAGGTAAAGTATCGGAAACGACTTTACACAATCTTGTAAGGAAAAATGAACTAACACTCTCGGAAAAAGAAAATGTGCTTTTAGAGACTGTAGCTATAGCAGAAGAAAAAGGGATAAAAGCCACTGGGGAATTAGTCGAATCGGTAACAGCCAACTTTATAGAGTCTAAAAATCCAACTGACTCCGATGAGAGTGTAAAACCTAGCCACGAAACGGAACCAAAACCCATTAAACTTACTCCTAAAGCTAAAGACATTAAGTATCTACTAATGACTTTAGCAACCGAAGGAAATGCAAGGCAAACAGACGATGATACAATGACCGTAGATTTTCCCAAAGAGTTATGGGAAAAAGTTATTGATTTTGTAGAGAGATTATAGGATTAGTTATCAGTTATCGGTTAGAAATTGCTAAATAAATTAAAAAACGATGAGCCAAAATCATGCACGTACAAAAATTCAAATTAGACTGCTATCCCAAAAATTAGCAGATACAGTCGGTAGAGAAATATTTGCTTCTTTAGAAAGAGGAGATCAAGAAGATATCTTTGAGCAAGTGCTTACAAACCTCTACAATTGCTATAGACTTAATATCTACATGAAAAGTTGGTGCGGAACCACATTTCATGTCATTGAAACCCTGCTATCTAAACTGGAAAAAACAATGAACCAAAAAAATACACTCAACCCCGAAATTCTACTGATGGCCACAAAACTAGCAGACCAAGTCCATGATATTTTTCCCTTTTCTAGCAAAGAAGAAAAAACAGTCTTTTTTGAATTAATGCTTTTAGATTTGTCGCTTTTAGCTTCTAAAGACGGATGTGTAGCGGCAGGAAATGGGATAAAGACAATTGAAGCTTTACTATCTAAGTTAGATTAGTTTAAAATTAGCTATCAGTTATCAACTAAAAATCAAAACAATTAGGAGTAAAACAATGACAAAACCACTAATATTGAATGAGCCAGCCTCTTTTCAGCTTCAAGAAATGATCGAAAAATTATTAAAGTTAGAAGATGCTAGTGGCTTCAATAAAGAGGAAAAAGCTATTCTCTATGAACAAATGCTCGATAAATTAGTGTCTTTAGACTGTGTAGAAGCAAGATGTGCATTAGAAACGATTAAAGTTTTATTAATTGAGATAGAGTGCCTTACATTTGATATACAAATTCTTAGTTATCAGTTATCAGATGTAAGCGATCAGTAATTAGTTGTAAGTGATCAATAATTAGTTAAAAAATCAAAACAATTAGGAGTATTATGTCTTTTTTCGTCTCTTCAGATTGTCCTGCTTGTGAAATAGAGTGGACCCGTCCTGACCCCGTACAACTGAGTCCAGAAAAAATAGAACAAGAAAAAAAACAGGCAGAAAAAAAGATTTTTAGAAGTATTCATTCAAAAAGAATACTTGGGAGTCTAGAAAAAATTGAAATAGTTTACGGATATACGGTTTATGTATTTTCTGATGGCAGCCGATGGAACTTAGAGAATTATTATAGACATTTAGAATGTATTCCCCTTTACGGTCCGTACTTAAGTGACTATGGAATTAACCGAAAAGATAAAGAAGGATTTACTCCAGTTAGAACATATCAAGCAAAAAATGATATGTTTTAATAAATCTCAAATAAAAAACAGAGGGTTAACCCTCTGTTTTCTCTGTTATGCTCCGATCAGTTTCTCCTGTAAATATTGGTAAACTTCTTTCTGTAAATCTTTTGGGGCAGAACACAGAAAAGCTTACTACCCTACAAAAAACTTACAAAAAACTTACAGGCAATCTCAACTTTTATGATATAATACAGAAAATTCTGTATGAACTATGTCTGCCAATCAAGATGCTCCAATAAAAGTTGTGTCAATCCGGGTTAAGAAAGAACTATGGGACGAGATGTGCCAAAGATCAAAGGTTTTAGGACTAAAAACCCAAGAGGCATTTGAAATTGCCCTAAAGTTTTACCTTTTTATCCCCATTGAGGACGAACTCACTGCTAGAAAAGAGGGCGAAGATGCCTTTTACAACTCTTTGCGTGACCCAGAACCTAAGCGTAGCAAGGATTTACAAGTGTAGTGCAAGTGTAGTATTTACCGATCAAGAAATTTCTGCTAGGATAGTAAATACTTTGATTTGCTCCCTCCTACCCATCTACCCAACAAAAAACCCGCTCGGAAGCGGGTCTGTAAACAAAACACTTTTATTTCAATAACATTTATGGTAACACAATCCTCGAATCGTGTCAAGATCAACGAAAACAATCCTTGCCCCCACTGTGGTAAGACTGATTGGTGCTATATGTACACAGCCGAGGACGGCAATCTACTCTCGGTATGCAAGCGAAACTACGACCCCGCACCAGGATGGGAAAAATCGAGCAAAGTAGATAGTGAGGGTACACCGCTCTACTATCTTAAGAAAGAACCCAAATTTTCTGCCTATAAAGAAGAAAAAGCCCAATACTTCCTTTATCCCCCTCTTGCCAATGGGTTAAGAGTCCGTGTGTACCGGAAGGACTATCAAGAGAATGGTATCTGGAAAAAGGATATTAAGCAGCAGCATTCTACAGACAGTGGTAAAACTTGGAAGTGGGGCATAGGCGATATTGAGTACAAAGATATACCTCTTTATCGTCAGGACCGCCTAGAAAAGGCTATTAAAGAAGGAATCCAGATTTTCATAGTTGAGGGTGAGACTAAGGTAGAAAAGCTTGAATCTCTAGGATTAGTTGCTACTTGTAATATAGGCGGATCAAAGAAATGGCAGCCAGATCACACGAAAGCTTTGAAGGGAGCAAATCTGATTTTATGCCCTGATCGCGATCAGGGAGGAGTAGCTCACTGCCAGAAAATTTATCAAGACTTCCCAGAATCGAAATGGCTTTATGCCTATCCAGACTCTCCTTTGTGGGATCATTTACCAGATTCTCAAGGGGTAGATATTCTTAATTGGATTGAGGAAAAGAAAATCGATCTTAAGGAATTATTAGCTTCAATAGTTGATGAACCAAAAGAAATAAAAGAGAGCAAAGAAAAAGAAGTCACAGTAACAGAAACGATGACTTTTCAAGACCTAATAACAGCTATTGACGGCTGTATTGGTCAGGACGAAATCACCCGAACTCAGTGGCAAGAAAAAGTCGATCTGTGGGCAAAAGCCACTGGTAAGAAACCAGCAGAAATACGGCATTTAATTGAAATCCGTAAAACAGAAATAGCGGAAGGGGACGCTATCAAGACAGGACTAGAAGGTTTCCTGAAAGGTAAGCATTACCAGAAAAAAGAGATTGATCTTTTTGAAATACTTCCCCAACCTTTAGCTGAGGCAATTATATCCCGTGCCAAAACTTTGAATCAACCCCCAATCAGATTACTGCATTCTTTATGGCCAATATTGGGAGCTATTTTAGGTAGCCGGTTTGCAATTAACCTCCGAACTACTGTAAGAGAAAGGGAATGCTGGAAGGAATACCCGATCTTCTATTGTGCAGACTTAGGCGGGGTTTCTACTGGCAAAACTCTCACTCAAAATGAAGTTTGTCGGGTTTTAAAAAGAAAAGATTTAGCCGAGCAGAAGAGAGTTACTAAAGAAGAATCTAAGCTAGATGATCTAAAAGCCGCATGGCAAGAGATGTCAGCGTCAGATCGCAAGGCAAACAAAACAAACGCTGAAATCAACCCTCGTCTTTATGAGAAAGAACATTGTCAGGCGCGTCGGTGGTTTTACGATGAGGGGACTCTTGACGGTATTTTAAAAACGATGTCCTCGCAACCTTCTTGGCAAGGTGGGGTAGTCGTATATGATGAGCTATCGGGATTTTTCGAGGGATTAAATCAGTACCGATCAGGCGGTAAAGGGAATGACCGGCAACGAGACTTAAGTAACTGGAATGGCCCTATCCGAAATACTTTTGACCGGGTAAACAAAGACAGCAGATATTACCTAGATGGGCAAACACTTAATAAATTAGGCGGGATACAAGTCGAGAAACTCAGAAAATATCTTGATTTATCCAATGATGTTGACGGGGCGGTTTCTCGGTATCTTTTCTTACTTCATGAACCCCTTGATCCTCGTCCTGGCAGACCGCCAGAAGATCCCAACTCTATTGACGAGTGTATCGAAACACTGGTCAATCAAATCAGTGGAATTAGCCTAGAAGCTGATGAAAATGGGATTGTCGATCCTTATAATTGTTGGTTTACCTCGAACGGGGAAGACTACGCTTTCGGGATCAAATACCATTACGAGATACTTATTAAGAAGTACCGAGCGATTAATCCATCATTTGCTTCCTACCTAGGCAAACAAATGAAGACCTTTTTAAGGCTTACATTAAGTATCCATCTTCTCAATTGGATATTTGATCCAGATAATACTAATCTTTACAGTATTCCTGTACAAACAGCCATTAAAGCTGCTAAGATGACCGACTTCTATATCAGTCAATTCTTGACAATTCAAGGAGTCACGTCTCAGGACGAAAATCCAGTACAGGGCATTTTATCCGAAATCTGGGAGATCGTTAAAACTGCTGGAAAAATGACACCCCGGGAAGTTGTCGGCAAATTTGGCGGACGTAAAATTAACGGAGAAAGAGTAAATACCTCTATCGCCCGTACCCTACTTACTCAGCTAGAAAACGCTGGTTATGGACGACTAGAAATTAAGTCAAGGGGTATGGTGTTGCACTATCAGGAGCCAAAAGTAGTAGAAACTTTTGAGATAGAAGATTCTCTGGAATATCAATCAGAGATAAAAGAAGAAATTGTTCAAGTTGCCAGTCCCACTTTTACACGCCCAAAAAATGAATCGATCTCTAATTCTGACATAGTAGAAATTGAATCAGAACCAGTAATCGATGAATTCTCAGCTGATGGTGTCTATATCGATAGCCTCCCTGATCTTAAAAAAGAAACCGTATTAATACGAACGGCTGCATCTGTAGAGATAGGAGAGCGAACTATCCCACCAAGAGCGGTCGGAAAAGTTATAGAAGCAACTTTTGACACTTTTGACAATCAATGGCTTTTGAGGGTAGAAACTATCTTAAATGGATCTGTGATCACTTTTTCAATTCCATTCTCTAACTGTTATCTACAGGATATAAATACCTAATGATTGGACAATACATTCCCTCTCGATACCCTGAAAAGGTTTATCGTGTCAATTCCTATGGACGTATTTTCCCCCAATGTAAACCACTGGGGATTGTCAAGACTGCCATAGGAATATATTACCATTTTGAGTCACTCGATCATCTCACAAAAGGAGAACATTTTTACTGTTTTCGCAAAGAAGATTTTACAGAAATTTCTTGACAATTCTAGTAAAATAATGTAAGATTTAAGTAATGAATCAAGGAGAAAATCATGAAGCTTATCGTAAACATGAAAAACAATGAAATTAGTTATTACGCTAATTTCTATGCTGGACAATATCGGAGTTCTAAACAAGAATCTGGGGAAAATGTCCAAAAAAAACGTGCCATTTTATACTCTAAAATTCAGGAGTATAATAAAGTTTTGGAACAACGAGGTTTTAAAAAAGTAAAGGTGTAAGTGTAAAATGACAACAAACTCAAAAAAACAACTATATTGTGTAATTTTTTGGCTAACGATTTTGGCTTATTTAGTAATTATATCGGCTTTATTATTAGATATGAACGAGGCCTATAAAGACTACAGAGTTAATTTGAGCCTATTGTACGGTATTGTTTAAAAAAGCAAAGGTGTGATTATGGAAAAAGAAACTAAAAAAGTGTCGAAAAAGTTGGTAAGTCAGGATGACATTGATAAGAACAAAGGACTTATCAGAGGAACGGAAGAACAAGAGTCTGCCAAAAGGCTTAAAGCGCATCTAGAAAATTGCAAAAGACACCTAAAGGATTGGAGACAATGAGATACACGATCAGGACAATAGATAGAAGAAATAAACCTTGTAAGATTAAAACTTCTATGCACGAAAGCCGATTAATGGCTTATTTAGACGCTTTAAGCCGCAACGGGCATCATGGCATCGTAGTAGAAGAAACAGTAGGTATTTCCTAGTAATTTCACCCAACAAGAGTGACACTAATGGACGCACGGTTAGTAGCGGAAAAACTGTTTAATTTTTGTGAAGAAAAATATCCAGATTTAAAATGGTCTTGGGATTATTCTTATAGTAATATTGATGGTTGTAGGAATGCTTTACTTATTCTTGGCTCTTGCTCTGAGTTTAAATTAGAGCTAGAAATTTGCTCAGAGGAAAAACAAGAATTCTATTCTTACGAAAAAGAAGCTACTTACGATTATATACTGGCGTTGCTTTTAATATCTCAATCAGAAGAAAAATCTTTACTTCCCTGGTCAGGTAGTTTTAAAGTAAATCTAAACCACGATAAGGATAGCGAGTTAGAGTTTATGATTGCCACTCATGACGAGTGGAATGATGATAGCTGGCTTTTAGTAAAAAAAGCCAGAAAAATAGTGAGAGAAATCTTTAATTTTATTGAAGACGAAATCCAAGATTAAATAGGAGTAACACTGATGGACACACAACAAGCAGCAGAAAAAATATTCAATTTCTGTAAAGAAAAATACCCAGATTTAGACTGGAATTTTGATTTTACAGATAATGACTACAAAATCATTCAATGCTTAACTTTTTCTAATGACAACATAGAGATTAGATACGGTTTTTGTACGGGATTAGACGGACGACTTAAGTGTGTTCAGTGGCAAGATAATCTTATAGGAAGGTTTAAAATTTGGATAAATCCTCCTACTGAGTTCTGTCATGATTGGTATGAAGACATTATAGTTTTTGAGAATCTTGCCTATTATAGACATGAGCTATGGAGTGCAGAAGATTGGAAATTAGTTAGTCAATACCGAAAAGTAATGCTAGACATTTTTAATTTCATTCTCGATGAGATTCAAGAGTAAATAGGAGCAACACATGGACACACAGTTAGTAGCGGAAAAACTATTTAAGTTTTGTAAAGAAAAATACCCAGATTTAAAATGGGACATCAAATCTGCAAGAAAAGACTCAACATATATTTATGGATCAGATTCTTTTATTGAATTAACATTAGGGGTTCACAAAGAATGTGAATTTGAATATATTTTAGGTTCTTCTAAAATATCATCTCCTATAGTCTGGCTAGGCACGTTTCACGTTTGGATAAATTTTGAAAAAGATAGTGACATAGATTTTACTCTTTATGAGACAGCCAAAATATGGAATGAAAAAGATTGGCTATTATCCAAACAATCTCGAAAAATAATGTTAAATATTTTTAACTTTATTCTCGATGAAATCCAAGAGTAAAAACATTACTAAGAGTTAAAACAATGGCGACAAACAAAGAGTTAGGACTTCCGCCTAAAGGAACGTATCCAGCTAAGGTAATTGAAGTTATCGATAATTTTAAAGTAGTAATAAACCGTGGTAAATTAAATTGTATCCGAATAGATACTTCTCATCTAGTTTATTCGATTACAAACAAGCCAATATACGACCCGATAACTAGGGACTTCATTGGTCATCGTATTCTTTATAAAGGGTCAGGAATGATTATTTCTGTTGAAGAAAATACCTCTATTATTCAAGCTTGCAATAATTCTCGATACGACTGCAAGGAATTTGTCAATGTTTGTGTCGGCGATTTAGTTATTTGTATTTGAGGTAATAACAATGGAACTATTAAAAAAAGCGTCACTTAAAGAAATCAGAGATTTCTTTAAAAAACCTTTTGAGCAAATGAGTATCTCCGAATACGATACAGTGGACATCTCAGAGTGGGATACAGTCGCAGACGACAAATGTATTCGTTTAATAGGAACTTTGGTAATTAACGAAGATTATCTTTACAAAACTTATGGTAAGTTAATAAAAAACAAAAAGTATGAAGTTTTGATTGAATGTCGAGAAATTTCGACTGAATATCAATTGATAAACAAATGCTTTGAAAAAATCACAATAGAAGGTACGTTAGTCGGGTCTTTAGTTGTCCTGCATTGGAACTACAGTCTTGACAAAAACAATGAAACTTCAAGATATAATCTTTATCCAAACGGAAACAAAGAAGAGTTCAATATATTGATTCCAGAAGCAACAAAGATAATGGAGACTATTTTAGGTTTTATCAAAACAATTGAGATTAAGGATTAATACTAATGAACAAAATAGAAGCATTAAAACAAATTGAGGTTTTTTGCAGAGAAACTTTTAGCCATTCTAATTACTCAGAATGGCAAATAAAGACAGAAGACGGATTTTCCTATCTACAGGGAACACTGGAAATTTTTTGTCAAAGTCCAACTCAATGTCAATACAGGGTGTGGATTGAATATCAAAATAAATATTCTAAAAAATTAATAGTTACAGTAGAAGCTTGTTTAGCTTTAGAGTATAATTCTGTACCTTATCTTAGTTGGGTTGAAATAAAATCAAACAAGAAAAAAATACAAGGAGATGGTAAACATTTGGATATTTTACTACCAGAAACAAGGAAAATAATGAGACCTATCTCAGATTTTATCGAAAATGAAATACAGTCTAAAATAGACTCGTCTAGGAAAGTTGAAAAAAATAGTCACTTGTAATTGACTATAGATTTTATTAAAACCAAAATATAAACCAAGGTGACACTATGACAATAACAGCAGAAGAGTTTTTTAAAAAGTTAGAAGCTATGGAACGCTCAAAAAAAATAGATATACTTAAAAAAATTGCGGCTTTTTGTCACAAAGAATATAACGATAATTCTGACTGGAACAGTTGGGCGTTTAAAAATTTTCTTTGGTCGGAATGGGAAATAAAGTGCGATCAACAAATTTGCCTAATAGGTAATGCCAAAGTTATTTTAGATAGTCAGACCATAGCCCATGTCAGAGTTTTTTGTGGTTTTATACCAAGCTTTAGCTTGATACCAGAAATTAGAGTAACTGGTACGATATTTGATTTAAGAACAGGAAAAATAAAAGAAATAGCCATGTGTAAAGAGTATGGTGATCCAGATAATGGGTATTACTCAACATTTGGAATCTCTGACAAACAAGAGGAGATTACCTTTATTCGTGACAAGACAGGCGAAATAGCAGGAGCTATATCAAATTTTATCAAGACAATCACCTAATATCATGACACTAACACTACAAACACAAACACTTTTCGTACCGACCAAACCACAAATTCAATTAAGAGATGACCAAAAAGCTCTTAAAAGAGAACTGTATGATGCTCTAAAAATCTACAAAAGAGCCTTAGTAGTTGCCCCTTGCGGATGGGGCAAAACAGTATTTTTGTGTCAAATAATCTACGACGCTGCTGTAAAAAGGCAGCGTCGGACTTTAATCGTAGTACCTTTTAGGGTGCTTATTGAGCAAACCCTAGAAACTCTAGAAAAATTTGGACTATCTGCTGGGGTAATTGCTGGTAACTACAGGGAAAATAGAAGCCAATTAGTACAAATCGCAACAACTCAAACCTTGTCCAGAGGACGAGATATTGCTTGGTTTAATCCCGAAGTAATACTAGCCGATGAAGTTCATCTATCAGCTTACTGCCAATGGTTTAAAAATAGCTTTCCCAATCTTAAGAACGGTAAACAAACAACCTCAATTAAAGATATTCGTGATGAATTAGCGGTATTAGGGATTGCCGTAGAAAGAGAAGATATAGAACCTTACAAAATTACTTTTGAGGAAGCTAAAGAAAAATGCAAACACCTTAGTCTAGTTTACGCTGAGTCAAAAGAGATATTACAAGAAATAAACTTAGCATGGGGAGTAATTCGGAAACAACAGCACCTTTTTTTAGGGAAAACCCTACCAGTAGATAATCGCCTCTTAATTGGACTAACAGCAACTCCGCGTGAAGAGTTGGGAGATATTTTTGAGGTTCAAATAGTTGGCCCCACTCCAAAAGAAATGATCGAACGGGGTGCGCTTGTCGGTTGTGTTTATTTTGGAACTAAAAATAAAATTAATACTAAAGGAGTAAAAATTAATGGCGGTGATTTTGACGCTAGTCAGTTAGAGATTCGTTGTCTTGAGGCGGTAAAATCAACAGTTTCCGAGTATCGCAGGCTCGGTCAAGGGAGACAATTCGTTTGTTTTGCTACGGGTGTAGAACACGCTAAAATGCTCTGTACAGAATTTAACGAGAGGGGTGTTCCCACGGCCATTATCACAGCCGAAACACCAGAGCAGGAAAGAAGAGAAATATTTAGAAAAGTAGCTGAATTGAGATTGCGGGGGATTGTAAATATTAATACCTGCGGGATAGGATTTAACTTGCCCGCAATTTCTTGCATTATTCACGCTAGACCGACAAAAAGCAGAACTCTTTATATTCAGATGACTGGTCGGGGTCAACGGCTCTGTAGCTGGTTGGGCAAGATTGATTGTCTGATTTTGGATCAAGCGGGGAACGTAACCGAGCATGGATTTATCGAGGATGTAAAGTATCCTCAACTTTCTACGTCTTCTGATGCCCAAAAAGGGCAAGCTCCGACTAAAGAGTGCGAAAATTGCAATAAAATAACCTACGCTTCCGCTCGTATTTGTCCTCATTGTGGCTATGAATTTCCAACAAAAGAAAAAAAACAAATCGCCAACGAAAGACTAGAGATTATAATTCACGATAAAGATAGAGAATTATACCTAGCCTACAAGTACGCTCTCAGAGAAGCTTACAAAAAAGGTGAGCATATTGAAAGTGTCCGGGGATGGCTGATCAAAACATTTAAAAATCCTAGACTAAGCAAAGACTGGATGCCCCCTAAATCTTGGAAGTTACACGCAATCTTCAAAAAAGACTATACTGTAAAAGACTTGAATAATTACGAGGCTTACTTGAAAAGTCTTTGTAAAATCGAAAATAATAACTGGGTAAAAGCTAAGATGGCAGAGGAATTTGGAGATGGCTGGGACAATATTCGGCTCTAATGGGTTATTGCTGGCATCTTCCCAGGAATACAAAGAACAAATAGCGAACGAGCTATTTAGACTTATTTCTATAGGCTCCGCGCCTATTCTTTCCCGTACCCTTGCCACACCCCCAATTCCTCAAAGTATAGATAGCTACTATATTGTCCCCGCAGGAGCTACTGGGGCATGGGTGGGAAAGACTAATCAGATAGCTTGTCCCGTAATTGGCTTGAATGGCTTGCCTACAGGAACTTGGAAATTCTGGCAGCCTTTTATCGGACTAACAGTTTTTTCTGTTTCTGGAGAAACAATATTTTTTAATGGCACAAACTGGGTACTTGTTTCTAGTTTTGATCAATACTCTGGGGATATAGAAGCTCCTATTGTTCAAACTTATCCTCTTGATTTCGCTTTATTAAGAGGGTATAATATCCTAAGCTTTAGTGCCGTCACTGAATCTGGTACAGCTACTATATCGGTTAAGATTGATGGAATAGATGTCCCTAATTTAAATAATCTATCTATTACTTCTACTCAATTAACTGTTCCCGTAACAACAGGGAATCTTCTTGGCATAGGAAGCAAGTTAGAACTTGTTGTTTCTGCTGTTAATAATCCTAAGCATTTATTTTTTACTATAGGAAGAAAATATGTCTAGATGGTTGTTTTTTCCTGCTTTAAATCCCTTTATTCCTGACGGCGAATTTACTTATTGCCAACTAGGCAATGCTACAATTAGTAGTATGCGTCCTGTAGATACGGTAGATGGTACTTTTCTTTATTGCACTTTTGACATTAATAACTCAGGATTCGATAGAACACCATGAACTTACCTTTAATTAATAATGACAACGCCGGCAATTCTTATTATGGCTGGACAACTAATAATCTAGATTGGGCCCCGGAGTCGCAGGGATTTACAAGCACTCAATGTGCTAACTGGATAAATGGTTTTTTTGGACAAACTTGCGCTTTCGCAAATTCTACTACATTTAATTTAATTTTACCAGTTAGCTTTGAATCACTAAGTTTGCCTGCAACTGCGTCAAAATTTAGATTTAACCGTATTGGAATAAGTAAGGACATGGGAAACTTCTCGACGACGCTGGATGCCGATGCCCAATATTGTGGAATAGACTGTCTTGACTTGTTTGGTAGTATTTTTGACCGTTCTTTATCTTATTGTTGGGCAGTTTTAAATTCGCACAGTTTAAGTATTTTCGTTGATAATAATAGTGGTGCGCACCACTTTTTTAGTTGCGGATGGCTAAAAGACCCTTTGTTTTCTCAATCGGCTTTTGTTCAGAATGCGTATTTTTTATGGACGGACGGACCGAGCTTGGAGTCAAGAGCGGCCGGCCGTCCATCATTGGGAGTGAATGATAGGCAAAACTTTGTGTTCCCAGGAGCAACAACTCCAGATCCTATTGCCAATTACCCTGTCTCTTGTCAAACCGCTACGCCAGGCGCAAATACAACAGAATTTTATTTAAGAGATAATGTAGCTCCTAATAAAGCCGTTGGATATATCCCAAATGTTCTAAAATCTTCTTTAAATCTTTCTGTGGGGGGAACATATCGAAATACAGCAGTTGATCGTGATGGCTCTAATAATCCTTACTGGAAGTGTGTCGCAAAAATGGGGAACGAATCAATATTAATGAGAGTGTGGGCTACAGGGATAGTTTAGTATGATCTATTATCACGTTTTTGGAACTGCTAGAGAAAAAAGCTTAAATGGGAGTCAAGATAATCCTATATTTTGGCGTACTGGTACACCAATTTCGTGGGACAAAGAACCGACATTAAAGCCTGTTGGTGGAATTAATCTATTTGGTCAATTTTGGAAAATAATTAGCAAACACGGTCAACAAGTAAGTATTTTCTCTATTCCAGAAAATCAGTACAACTCTCGTTACACTGGTTTAATTGCCGGCACAATCCCTTTAGAGAGAACCAGTAGAAATTACACTTATTCTGGTACTGTAAACGAACCCAAAAAACTAGCTTATGATGTTACAGTAATTGACATTATTCGTGTCATTAATCAAACTGATTTTCCTGATGATCCTTACCCAGTAAATATTCCTGAATTTCCTATTATTCCAGATAAAGACTATCAAACAGAAATTCAGTTTTCTAATTCTTTACTAGAAAACACAGAAGGGGCAGAACAACGAATAGTGGGATGGTCTAGCCCTATTAGAGTGTTCAATCTTGCTCGAACTGCGTTACAATCTGATGATTTAAATGCCATTCTCGACTTTCATGAAGAAATGAAAGGATCAAAAAAAGATTTTCTTTATCGTGACCTTTCTGATTATCAGGTAAAAGGAATTTATGAATGGCTAATTTATTGTCGATTAAGCAATGATATTGTTAATAGTATGCGTCCTGTAGATACGGTAGATGGTACTTTTCTTTATTGCACTTTTGACATTAATAACTCAGGATTCGATAGAACACCATAAACAGCGATTTTAACATGACTTCTTTTATCCCAAATGGTAATTTTGTTTATTGTCGTTTCGATATAGATAATTCAGAGTTTAGTAGAAATGCTCTTGCTACCGAATTCTATACAGAAGGAATATTTAGCCCAGAACACGATGGGGTAAAAACAGAATTTATTTTGATTAAAAAATATTCCTGCGGCGACAACGTTCATCACAGACCTATTCTTTATCCAGATATTGACAGCCTAAAAATCTATCAAGGAACTACAGAAATACCACCGTCGGAATATATAGTAGCTCCTGGTAAAATAGTTTTCAACAATCCACCTCTTAGTAGCCCCAAGTTAACTTGGGAAGGCACTTTTAAAGTATTGTGTCATTTTGAAGAAGACAAACTAGATTATCAACCTATTACAAAAAATAGAGATAACACTATTTTTTCTATCCCAAAATTAATTTTACGAGAATCAAGAATTGAGCCTGAAATTGCATTGCTACCTAGCGATGTTTTTTCTTCAGACTTAAATCACGATTTTAATTTAAATTTGACTAAAAGGTGTACAATTTCTCCTAAATTTGAGACAAATATTATTAGCTTATCTAGTGGAGAAAGAAAAAGATTTTCTCGGAGAAATATTCCCTCTGACATTAGCTCTTTACAGCAAAGAAGAACTTTATCTCAAAAAGATATTGATTATTTGATTGCCTTGTGGTTGTGCGCCAAAGGTTCAGGAGCGACATTTCGTTATCCTGATTTAGTTAACGATTTATCAATTTTGTCCCGATTCAACTCTGTCTCTTTGAGCTACCAGAACCAATCCTCTTTACAGATTTATTCACTTGGAGAATTACAGATAAGGAGATTTACTGAGGGAATACAACAAGATTCAGGGTTAGAAGATTCTTTTGCAAATCCTGTTTTAACGCTGTGTTATTGCGTTTTAATTGAACTTACAAACGGAGAAAAGCTTGGTTATACAAATTTTTCCCAAGACTTAACAATTGGTGGGGTAGTATTTCGGGCAAAGCAAGCTCTTGATCCGACTGCAATAGAAAAGCAATTAGGAATACAATCGGATAATCAGGAATATAGAGGTGCTTTTAGTGATAATATTGACGAAAATTTACTTTTTTCTGATAGATTTAGAGAAGCTCGAATTATCACAGCAGTTGTTGATTGGAGAAACCTACCTAATTCACTTTTAGATATTCCAGACGAGCAAATACAAATAGGTTATGTGGGAGAAATTAAATCACTTGGTAGCGAAAGCTATACACTTGAAAATCTTACTGGCTCTAGTATTAATTTAAGGCAAAGTAGAGATGAAAAAACATCACCTTTTTGCCAATGGGCTTTTGGACAGGATAACGGTGATAACTCAGGATGCCGTAAACAAGTACCATTTTACGAAACTCAAGTAGCTAATGTTGCTAGTCGGAGGGAATTTGAGGTGTGGGGAGAATACCAAAATCTCGCTTGGGGAAAATGTACATTTACAGACGGAGCAAATAAATCAGCTACTTACGCAATTTACCGAACTGTTCCAATATTTGGAGGTAAAACTCAAATTCAGTTATTTACTGAAGCACCTGGCCCCGTAGCTACCCACGACGGCGTAATCCTTACTGCTGGCTGTGACAAAACTTACAATACTTGCAAAAACACTTGGAATAATGCTATAAATTTTGGAAATATCCCCAGTTTTGGCAACTTTATGCCTGGAAATGACTTTTTGTTAAGCTCTCCAAAGCAAAGCTAAGTTTTTCTAAAAAAATTAATCATCAAAAAAATATTTACAGTATAAAATATAAAATAAATTCAGTTTACCATGAACTACTTTTTTATTGTTTCTACACCAGCACCTTATAACGAACCGCAACCAGCACGACTAACGTTTTCTGATATTAGCTCTATACTTAGCATCCTTATTTCAGTCGGGGGGATTTTTGTAGTATATCTTGCTTTAAAATCAAAATCAGAAGCACAAGAGTTGGATAATAACACAATAAAACACACGGCTGCTCAAATGGAGACGCTAGAAGTAAGAATCGAAAAAATGGTTGATAAAGTCGTTGATAAAATCTCCACAAGCATGGATCGATTGGATAAATTGACTTTAGATTTATCTATAAGATTGGCGATTATAGAAAATGAACAAAAATCTTTATCAAATAATCAAAGGCAAATTGAGACAATGAGAGCTAAACAGGAAGATATAGATCATCGTCTTACTTTAATCGAACAGCAACTTAAGACTAAATCTTAAGTTGATAAAATTATTAATCTTGTTGAATAAACTATCATGAAATCCCTAACAGCAAATCGCAACACTATTTTAAAATCGCACTTAATTGACTCTAGTTCTGAAAGTCTTCCCCAAGACTTTAGAACAATCCCAATCAAAGCCGGACAAAGAGTGATTTATAATCAGATTATCAAAAGAGAAAAAAATCACTATTTGCTAGAAGTAAAGCCCCCGATTGAGGGTAAATTTAATTGGTACGCTTTTGTTGGTCACTTTGACGACCCTAATCCCTCTATAGTCCGCAAGGATCAAGTTGAGGGTGTGTTTGACAGGCTTAACGATAAAATTACTGATTTTCAGTTTCAAAAATTAGATGAGTGCCTTAAGAGATTTGACATTACCACAGTGCAAAGAGTTCGACATTTTTTAAGCCAAATAGCTCATGAATCAGCAGGATTACGTTACCTGGTAGAAATCCACGACGGCTCAAATTATGAAGGACGAAAAGACTTAGGGAATACCAGACCTGGTGACGGCAAAAAGTTCAGAGGTGTAGATGCTCTCCAAATGACCGGCAGGTCCAATTATCAGGCATTTGCTAACTATATAGGCGATCAGCGTATTATGGAAGGGTGGCGATATGTTAGCGAAAGATATTTGTTTTTACCTTCTGGGTTTTGGTGGCAAAATAACAAAATGAACGAACTGTGTGACCGTGGGGCAACCGTTGAACAAATTACCCGTCGTGTCAACGGTGGTACAAATGGACTAGCCGAAAGAAAACGATATTATGAGAGGGCTTTAAAATTTATCTAGAATCTTGACAATTCAAAAAGTAACCTGTAATATTTAGTTAAAGCCAGAGGTTGTCATGAGAAAAGAATTTCGTCCGTTAATACTAGAGACAGTAGAAGGTCATCCAGAATTTGTTAACTGTTACGAGATTATTACAATTACTTACTGTCTCCTAGAGAATTACTGTATAATGGATGTGACTTCAAAAGTGGGAATCACAATATCTAATGTTGCGGCTAAGGCTTTAATGGAAGCGTTAACTACTGATTTATTTTTTTCCAGTGATGACATTGACGAAAGAAGCGTTTTGCGAAGCGATGGGACATTTGATAGATTTTTTTAATATTTAGATTTCTCCTTGGGTGATTTAAGGCAGGCCATCAACAAAATGGTCTGTTTTTCTTATATCATAGAAATAGTACACGGCAGTTCCAATGGCAAAAAAGAAGAAAAAGGATGATCAAACATTAAGAGGTTCTCAGCGATCCCTTACCTCACCAGGGATCGTGTCAGTATCACGTCGCTACGATTTGGAGATTACGGAAAATCCTATCCGTGATCCGAGAATATCAAGAGAATTAATCGAACTTAATCAATGGTGTTACGAGGTAATTCACGCCTTAAACATGGCCGCTTCTGATACCTTTGCATCTGACGATGGAGACGATCAGGGATGGGTAGTAGCCAAAACCCTTGATGATGAAGAAACTCCTATTAGCCCAGAAGTGTTTGCCATTGCAGAAGATATTAGGTTAAGAAGGCAGAATTTTTCAACCTACATGATTGGTGGGGATAGACTCAAGAAAGCGTTAAGATGGGCATTGGGGAAGGGAGAATGTTTTCTAGAGTTAGGCATTGAACGAGAAGGGCTATCTGCCAACAAGTCTAAAGATTTTGGTGTAGCAAAGACTCTTTATTTACCTACCTTTGAGATGTTTAGAAAAGAAACAGATCAAGGGGAATTAATAGGATTTGAGCAAAGAAAATACGTTTCGGAGTCTGACCCTGATTATTTTTTTGAACCCTATAAAATCTGCCATATTCGCCATGAACCTGATTTTCTTTATGGTCGCTCTCTTTGGTTAGCTTCTTTAGATGCTTGGGCTGATGTTAAACAGGCTTTCGATAATTTGATTAGGGCATCCAATGACTTAGGAGTTTCTCCGACTCTTCATATTATGCCAGGTATTTCTACCGAGCAAGAAAGAATTTATGAGCGAGAATTAGAAATCCGTAGAAAAAGTGGCATTATAACCGATCATATTCTCAGCTATCCTGGGCAAGATATTCGCAAAATGACTAATTTTAACTCTGATTTAACAGGATTAATTGATACTCTTTTACAATGCCGGTACAAGCTAATTATCCCTGGATTCCCGACCTATTTCTTCCCAGGATTAGAATCAAAAGGGGGAACTAAAGAGTTATCCCGGTCGCCTGATCGTCGCTATTCTAGGATGAGATTAGAATGGTGTCAGCTTCTTAGTGGTGCTATTAAACAGGTAATTGACACAGAAATCATTCTCAGAAAAGGATTAGATTTTTATACCGAAAATGCTAGAAATAAATATCGGATACTGTGGCCAGAATGGAGTGAGTCTATAGATGGTCTATCAGGAGGGGAGGTTGAAGACACTGGCTCTGATTTAACCGATGAAGAAACTAATAAACAACCTGTTAAGAAACTAAATATAAATCAAAATGATTAATCAAATTATTCACGGTGATTGTCTTGAGGTTTTAAAAACTATTCCTGATGGTTCTATTGATTTAATCCTAACCGATCCTCCTTATGGACTTTCGTTCATGGGGAAAAATTGGGATCATGATGTACCTGGTGTACAGTTTTGGATTGAAGCTTTACGAGTCGCTAAACCAGGAGCGCACCTATTTGCTTTTGGTGGGACTCGTACTTTTCACCGATTGGCAGTAGCAATCGAGGACGCTGGTTGGGAAATCAGAGATACCATTATGTGGGTCTATGGGTCGGGGTTCCCTAAGTCGCTGGATGTGAGCAAGGCAATTGATAAGTGCAACGGCGAAACGAGCCGACTACACAAGTTCACGGCCTGGATGAGGACTACGGGGCTTACTGCGCGGCAGCTTGATCAGATTACCGATACCAACATGGGCAGCCATTATTTGACAGCGGCCAGCCAACCTGCGATCCCCACTGATGCCCTGTGGGATCTGGTTCGGCCGCACTGTGGCGAGGTTCCAGCATGGGTTGATGAGCTAGTGCAGCGAATCGAAGCCAAGCGCGAGGTGGTGGGGCAATCTGCTTGGTCGCACCAAGTCGGAGTCCCGCTCCCGAACACTTACACCGGCCAACGCCAAAACCTAGTCATTACCGCCCCCGCCACACCCGAAGCAAAACAATGGCAAGGCTGGGGGACTGCTCTAAAACCAGCCTTTGAACCAATCATTGTGGCTCGTAAACCTCTCACTGGCACGGTTGCTGAAAATGTCCTACAGTGGGGAACTGGGGGGATTAATATCGATGGGTGTCGTGTGGAGTGTGAAGGTAAGCCAGTTTTCATCAATGGTGTTGAACGTGATAGAAACAGATCAAGTTACGACACTGGTGGCAGTAATCGAACGGGTAAAATAACTACACAAGGCCGCTGGCCTGCCAACCTGATCCACGACGGCAGCAAGGAGGTGGTGGAGTTGTTTCCTGAGACAAAAAGCGGAAAGATGAAAGAGGGACAGATACGAACCAGCAAGCCTCTCTTCGGAAGCAAGACAGACCATATCGCTGAAACATACGGTGACTCAGGCTCTGCTGCCCGCTTTTTCTACTGCGCTAAGGCTAGTAAATCCGAACGCGGTGAAGGTAATACTCATCCTACGGTAAAACCACTAGCATTAATGAAATATCTGATCACATTAGGATTACCGCCGGGTGGGATAGTCCTCGACCCTTTTTGTGGTTCTGGCACTACTGCATTAGCCTGTAAAGAACTTGGTAGAAATTATATCTGTATCGAGAAAGAACTAGAATATTATCAGATAGCCTGTAATAGATTAGACCAACCTATAGAACCTATTCCAGATGAACCGATAGAGGAAATAATAGATAATTCTCCATTACAGTTAAAACTGTTTTAAATTTGATAAAATACAGTAAAGCCAAGAGGTAATTATGACAAATCTAAAAGCTTATGTTGTTTCCGATTCTAATGATAATGTTCTAGTCGCCAATATGACCGGATTGGAGGTTATTGAAGCTTTAAAAGATGAGGTGTCTAAGCTAAAAGCTTAGATCGGCGAACTTAACAAAGCAGAAACAGAAGCGTAAGTGGATTAGGGAACTGACAAGAAATAACTCTTGACCGTCAAGAGTTATTATTTAATTTAAAGAGAAAATTCATGAATAACAATAACTTTGACGCTATTATCGAAGATTTGAGTATAGAAGACTTGAGAGCCGAATACGCCGAATTAACCAACTCATACGATAACCTGATGTTTGATTATGAAACATTAAAATTAAAGGTAAAAATGTTAGAAATTAAAAACCGTAACCTAAAAGCTAAACTCAATAAATCAGAAAAAACCCAAGAATTAGTTTATGACGGATTAGGAGATAAATAATATGACAGATAAATTTAACCCAGAAGATAAAAACTTACAGCCAATTGGTCGATTACTAGAGAGAGCGGAAGTAACAGCCGATGACATTCAAAAAGCTATCGATGACTGGAAAAAGAAACCTCCGGATGATGAATTTAAAAACCTATTAGAACCTGAAATAAGTTATGAGTGATTTTTCTTTTAATCCCGCAACCCGACGCTATCGAGACAATAGAACGGGAAGATTTGTCTCTACTGAAAAAGTTAGGCAAATCTCCCAACAAACTATTAATGCCCGTATCCAAAAAACAGATAAACTTACCCGTGACCTTTTAGAAAAAAAAATAACTGTTAGTGAGTGGGAAGAGAAAATGTCTTTCGAGATTAAAAACCTAACTATTCAGCTTTATCGAGTTGGCAAGCCTGATATGAACGCTTCTGACTATGGCAGAATTGGTCAGATGCTTAGAACACAATACGCACGATTGAGAAAGTTTTCCCGTGATATTATTCTTGGTACTCAATCAGAGGCTCAAATAATCAACCGCTCTAAACAGTACGTTGCCAAGTCGAGGGAAGCTTTTGAAGAGGGAAACAGGAGAGGACACGCTCTAGTCAACAAGTGGGAAAAGAGAATAATTACCAAAAAAGAATCTTGCCAGGAGTGTCTTTTTTATGAAAGTGCCGGTTGGCAGCCTATTGGAACACTCCCCCGACCGACTGAGAGATGCACTTGTCGGGCTAATTGTGGCTGTTATTTTGTTTTTTCTAATTCCAGAACACGCCCTACCCAGAATATGCTCTCGTTAAACTTTGGCTGGACGAAATGAAAAACGCAGGGTATCAATCCTGCGCTGTTTCCTCGGCTATACACTTTCTATGGAGACAAATATTTTGTATTGAAATTTTATATTTATGGGTTTCGGTTGGAGACGACACTATTAATATAGATCAAACAACCATAAACGTCAAGTCTTTAGATAGAATTATTTATATAAGTATTTTTTATTGACATGGAACTAAAACTAACCCGCGCTGAATTAGAGATATTGCTACAGATCCGTCATCCTACCGACGAGGAGATGTCGTTAATCAATCAATTCAAGCCCTACGGACTCGATCCGTGGGAATCATCGGAACTGATGCGATTTGCTTTAATTGCCTCAAATAACTTAATTCACAGTTCTGGCCAGGTATGGGATAAAAATGTTTTAGAAGCTATGGTAGCTAGTTACCCTGGGTGCGCTTTGATGATCGATCATGAATGGGAAGATCAAACCAAAACTTTTGGGATGATCTATGATTCTTTTATTTATTCCTTACCTCGCGTAAGCAAAGAAGGAATAACACGAATCCTCGAAAAATCCCCTAATCCAAGCGAAGATTACCGAATAATTCAAAAAGACGGTTATCACCAGGTCTTGGTTTTCGGTTTTGTAGAAGCGACTCACCCGATTATTTCAGAAATTTCCTATGGCAGAAAAGCCGATGTTTCAATGGGGGGAATTTTTTATGGCGAGTCGATTTGTCCTATCTGCGATATTCCTTACAGTGACCCTAAATGTCCTCACTACCCCCCGTATATGGCAGGGCTAGTAGATGAAGAAACGCTAACCCCTTACTATCGCCGTTCCGGAAAGATGGATTCTATCGAATGCAGTTTTGTTACCAGTGGCAATTGTCGTCAGGCAAGATTAATAGATTCCCGTCTCAATACTTTTGTTTTTACCTAAAATAGAAAGTTCTGTAGTACAATTATATCTAATAGTTAGTGATCAGTAATCAGTAATGAAAAGTATCCTAAAAGAAATTAAGCGGGTTACTCCCGTAGTTGTTAAAGATTCAGTAGAAGGAAGTGATACTCCTTCTCAAGAAGAAATCTACGCCTTGACTCAAAAAGCCACTTTTCGAGGTGACTTAAAGCCTTCTGGAAGTGGTGTACCAGTCAAAAATTCTGACCCTGATCCCACTCCCGTCCCAGTCCTTGATCTCAAAGCGATTCAAGAGATTGTACAAAACACCGTAGCAGAAACCGTAGCTTCGGTAAAGCAAGCGATGGAATTAGACAAAAAATCTGCATTAGAGTCCCAAAAGCAACAATTTGAAGCTACAAAAGCCACCTTAGAAGCTTCTCTCAATTCTGCCACGGAAGCTATCCAAAAATCTAATGAAAAAATTGCTCAACTAGAAACTAAAATCACTGAGTCGGAAAAAACGATTAATAACTTTGCTGACTTAGGAAAGCTTTACGGTAGCCAAACACCCGAAAAAATGCAGTTGCCTAACTTCAACAAAACCGTCGCCCATGATGCCGATAAAATCACTGGTGCGCTTGACGAAACCTTTGATTTGATTGAAGACATTCAGAAAAATTCTGGTGTAATCTATTCGGCTCCTGTAATGGGCGGTAATCAGACAGTAAACCTGTACGATAAAGTACGATTAGATCGCCATGTTAAAAATAACCGGCAACAGATTGTCAACTCTTTAGATGATTGGGGTCGCAAACAAGGCTGGTTCAGAGGGACTCGTTCGGCTCCTGTAGTGGGCGGTCAAGTTTCAAAAAATGCCCCAACGACTGCGGCTGATCTTCCCCCATTTTTTCTCGACACTTTGTCAGCAATTCTCCGTACAACTCAAATCCCTGGATTTGCCTTTTGGCAGATTCCTAATTATGCCTTAGACTTTACGGCTCGTAATGGAACTGTTATCCGAATTCCTCGATTAAATTACCTAACAAGTTCCCCGTCGGTAAGCGATTATCAACTATCAGGAAAGGGTGAGTATGCTGATCTGACTTCTGAATCAGATAATAATAGTGCGTCTAGCGTATCGGCAGAAATCTTTGAATATGGGCGCGGTAAAGTAGGTGCTTCTACTGCAATCCGACCTGTTTCTATCCCAACTTTCACTGAATATTTTAGTGCGATGGGAATGATTGATTGGATGCAGAATACGCTGTATTACGACTATGCAAGTTTTGATAATACCATGATCAAAACTATGCTTGATAGCACGTCACTGCATTTGTATAACAAAAAAGGCAGTCTTGTTACTTCTCCTGCTGGGCTATCGGCAACAGGAGATGATGGAACTTTTACCAAAGGATTCTTGCGGCGATTATATCAATATGCCCACGATAACAGGTTCCAGATGTATCCCGACCAGACGTATTTGTTATTCCTAAATTCGACTCAAATTCTGCAATTAAAAGAGAGTTATGATGACGATTGGCAAGCAAATACAACTCGCGATCTTGACGCTTTACTAAATATTCTCAATCCGTCTTATATTCCCCCTGGAGATACTGGAAGGGTTAGCTCGTATTTAGGGTTAGTAGAAAAATTTCATATTTTTGAAACTGGCAATAGTGTCGGTGTCGGAGCGGCTGGTCAACCCGGTGTTCAAAGTGAAACATTGGGCGGTTCTTTAGGTGCTAAAACTACCCGTACTGGTTATTTAATTGGAGCCGGTGCGTTAGGTGTTGGTGTAGGGATGCCGTTTCAAATCACTTTTGATAATGTCACTCAATTTGATCGTCGGATTCGCGCAACTTGGTTAGCGTGGCTCGGCTACAAGACCTTAGATGTCGATCCCGTAGGTACTGGGGAAGCCTCTCAGCAGTTACGAGTAGCCGAATTACGCACCCTAGATGTAGCTGTATAAACCCTATCTTTCTAACAATTATGGCAAGCAAAGAAACCCTCGAAGAAACTTTACCCACTGTGACAGGTGGAACTAAAAACCTTCCCCCGACAAATGGAACCAATAAAGTTACTTATGACAACCTAAAAGCACTGGGTTATCCAGTCTGTAACCGGTGTAAGGGTCAACTTAGAACCGACCTCGAACATCGTCCATTTTGCCCGGTTCATGACACAAGTTGTCCTTTGTTGAGTAAGGTTTCCTAATGATTTTTAGCGTTGATGACCTCTCTATTTTCGCACCATCGGTATCTTTATCAGAAGATGCCGTCACTGGTGCGATTTACTTTGTTCAATCAATCATTGAAGGCGATAGAGGGGCAGATCGACCCCTAGAAATTACCCGTCACCGGGAAAGACTAAGAGTTAACCTGAAATTCCAAAATTTTAGATTAACTTATGTCAGTATAAATACTCCAATTATCAGCAATCCTGCTCCGATAATTAAAGCCAGACTAGGCAATATTACCGATGGATTTAATCGGGCTATCGCTCCTGATAGTTGGCAAATTTTAGGTTCTAACGACTACATAATCGATATAGACGGGCAAATTCACCTATCTACAGCAATTGGTAGATCGTGGGGATATGGCGGCTATCATGGCTACAGTCGGGAACCATATCCTGAGTTTTCCGAGGCTGACGTGGAGTATTCCAGTGGCATTAATTTCTCTCAAGATACCCGACAAACAAGAGAGATAAAAGCGGCTTTTGGCCGTGTTTTAGATTGGGTATGCAATACGGGTTCTTTTAAGGGTGTTTCGTCAGTTGAATTACCTTTTGAAGAGGCAAAAATCAATTATGGGACTGGTCAACTTGGTACAATTCCTGATGATTTGTTAATGATATTTAAAAAGTATCGCCCAACAAGATTATGAAAGCGATTTTTATCTGTCCACTTCCGCCGACTCTTAATGATCAAATAAGATTAGCTCGCGCAAATAAATTTAAAAGCGCAACTACTAAAAAAGAATGGGATTTTAATATACAAAAACTTATTATAGAACAAGAAGTTCCATGTTTTCCTGACAAAGTATGGATGCTTTACGAATGGCGAATTAAAAACTTTGGGCGTGACCCTGATAATGTTTGTGGTAGCGCAAAGTATGTCAATGATGGGCTAAAAAAAGCGGGGGTTATTGTCGATGACAGTTTAAAATATATTTATGGATACGATTCAATATTCACGAAATGGAACCAAGACGAATTAAAGTTAACAATTAGTGATAAACCAATTCTAAGGAAAATTTTTATAAAAGATGATAACAGCAATGTCATATCTTAAGTTAGACCCGTCTATTGTCTGTGTTTTAATTGTTTTCGCTTGCCTGATTCATTCCACTCTAACTCCTGAAACTACTGACACCTACGGCAATGTTATCGTGGCAATTGTTTCAGGATACCTCGGCTACTTAAAAGGTTCCGGTGCTTAACTACCCTGATCAAACCTTACATAAAGTTTAATTCTCCGTCCTAGTTTTGCGGCAATTCCTAACTGTTGACTTGTTGGAGACTCAAACACATTTAACTGCCTGACAAGACCGATTCTGCCATTAATTGTTACTTGTAGTTCCCCTGTAGTCCTGACTGGGAGCGGGTAATCTTTAGGCTTTACCAATCTTCCCTCAAAATATTCACAATCGAGATAACTACCCTCTTGTAATTCTGCCACAGGCGGTTTTGACTGTTGCAACCAACAGGTAATTACTACGGATTCCATCGCTGCAGGGCTTATGATCGGATTGCCTACGCTATCTGTAGTTATAGTCGAGCCTGTAGCCACGGAAAAGGATAGAGAGGCATTAGCCTTAATTGTGGGATTTTCTAGAAACTTTCCCGCAACTCCAATAGCACTGTCGAACATTTGTATTAATATAAATTTTTCTAATCTTAGTGTATCAAAATTATCTTGACAATTCAAGTAAGAAGGCATATAGTTTAATTATGGTAAATTTGTAGAAACAAGATAAAATTATGTCAAAACAATTACTGATAGATTTAACATTTTTCATGTTAAATATTGCGATAGTAAAAGACAAAGCAAAAAATCACCTACTCTCATTCCCTAACATAAGCGATCTTGATTCTTGGACAAGAAACTTAGTGGGGGTTGTTGATTTAGGCTCAGAAGACCCCAAAGAATCGTATATTGATTATTTAGTGGAGAAGTATCGGTAAGAGCTAAAACATGATTATCAAAATTTCAATTAGTGGGAAAAGCTCAGAATGTCTCGAAGAAATATCTCAGCAGTTGAATTTACCGAGGGCTGAAATTATTCGCAAAGGATTAAAGTTTATAGCTTTATACGCTAAATCTCAGGCAGAAAAAGATACTCGGTTAATACTCGAAAAAATGGCGATCAAAAAGAGATAATTATCTAAAAGAGGTGTTATGGTATGGATGCGAATCTAATAAAAAACCTTAAAAAAGACTTAATAGAATTAAGAAGTCAAATTTGGGATAAAATGTCGGATGCTCAAAAAGAACAATATTATCAAGATGAAGCTAACAATGCTATCAGCCTTGAAAACATTATTTCTTTTGTACATGAATACTCTGATAGAATAAAAAAAGAAATTGATAATCCTAATTTTCAAGATTTATTTGACAGAAGATTAGAGATGAAAATCACTTGTTTTGACAATTTTTGGGAGGAGTTAGGCGGTGGAAGATAAATTCACGCTAGAAGATTACATCTATGTTCCCATTGAACCAGAAATGGCAAGAAAGCTACTCAAACATCACGAAAAAGACTGGGAACCTTTTGACGAATTTAATGGCTTTTATCATTGTCTAAAACAAACGTTGGAAGACTTTGATAATAGATTTGAACCTCAAAAAGAAGAGTCTGAATTTTAATTTAGGAGTAATGCTATGTCTCAACCTATCAAACTTTCTTTAGAACAGCAGTTCAATATTCGTTCTTTTCAGACTCAGGTAGAAAAAATGAGTCAGGAGCAAGCGCAGGATTTCCTGATCAAGCTTTACGAACAAATGATGGTCAGAGAAAATATGTACAAAGCTTTTCTTAAACATCAATGGGGATTAGGTGATAATCCGTGGCAAAAACCAGAGTAATACTACAGTGCCAGTTATCGGTTATCGGATCAATGTACACTAACCCAAAAAACCAATGAGAACCATCTGGAAGTACCCTATAGATACAACTTCTTGTCACGAGATCGAAATGCCTTTAAACGCAAAGATATTATGCGTTCAGTTGCAGAATAATATTCCTACACTTTGGGCATTAGTAGAAACAGAAGAACCTAAGAGGATTTTTGATATTTTGACTTACTGTACTGATGACGATTTGATAGATAAAAAAGGACAATACATTGGAACTTATCAACTAGCTGGATTGGTACATCATGTATTTGTTAGACCTCATCCCGCATCTCCTCCTCTAAACCTTTCGTATATTTGTTAAAGTTTCTGATAGCATCCCTAATATTTGCTTTTCGTAAAAAATTCTCAAATAAAGAGGGACTTATAACTATCACAGAAATTGACAAAAGAATATTGATTCTTTTTCAAAAAGTAAGAGAATTGCTTGCCAATGAAAAAGAATCAATCAAAAAAAACATTAGCAGAAATAAAATCTCTTGAACAAAGTAGAGGTAAAATCAATTATGACTCTTGAAGAAATCAACGCAAAACTGGACTTGCTTCTAGAAGAAATAGAAAATTGGAAACCTAAATCTGATTTATTTCTGAAAGAAATAGAAACTTGGAAGCAACCCAATATTAAAGAAAAAGGAAAAGCCAATGTTTAATGCAATCTACAAGCCCAATCAGTTGATTTTAGGCAGTGGCTATATTGCTATCTGTACAGGATGGACTCCTGCTAAGTCGGTAGCCGCAAAACTTGATCCTTCTGATTATGCTGTGATCGGGAACCTCTATAGCGCATCAAGGGGAATTAACTTTCTGGTTCGCAATTTGTTAGCTAATCCCCACGTTCGTTATCTTGTTGTAATGGATTCAACCCAAGAAGACAAAAATTCTGGTAGCGTTCAATGTCTAAAAGACTTCTTTAAAAATGGGGTTTATAGAGGGAAGAATTATGTAGGGAAAGAGTGTTGGGTAATTGATTCTTTAGTGAAAGGATATATTGATATAAATATTCCTTTAGAAGTTTTAAATCAATTACGATATTCTGTGATTTTAATACCAAATCTTGAACGGGATATAGATATAAAATCAATAGTAGAAGTAGGAAACTTTGGTTTGTGGGCAGAACCGATGGTTTTTCCCTACAATGAACCTACATCAGAAGTAAAACCCGGTTCACGATATGGTCATCGGATTGAAGGTAAAACCATTGCTGAAACTTGGATAAAAATACTGCAAAGAATCAAAACTATTGGCACTATCAGACCTACTGGGTATGATGGTAAATGGCAAGAGTTAATCGACCTAATGGCGATAGTTACCGATGAACCAGAAGATTTTTATTTTCCAGAACCTAATTACTTACCTTTAGATAGAGAATATCTAAAGAACTATATCCCACAAATACTTGATGATGCTGATTATAGGGAGGGGGTTAAATATACCTATGGTCAAAGATTACGCTCTTGGTTTGGTCAAGACCAGATTAAAGCAGTTATCAACAAATTGATTGAAGAAAATGACTCAGCTAGTGCCGTTATGTCCCTTTGGGATAGCGGGAGTGGCAACCCCCAAAGTCTTACCAGTGGATGTTACAGCTTGGCTTTAAAAAGTGAGTTTTCCCGATCAAACGAGTTTTTTTTCGATTCTGACGGGTGGGAAATAGTACCAAATTCTATTGACCGAGGAGGCCGCTCGGTAGGCGATTCAGATCATAATCACAGCGGATCTCCCTGTCTCAATCATATCTGGGTAAGAGTAGTAGATAATGAACTGTCTTTAACAGCTACCTTTAGAAGTAATGATATGTTTTCCGCTTGGCCAGCTAATGCAATGGGATTACGGGCTTTACAGCGTCATATCAGAGATGAAATTGCTAGGCAGTCTGACTACGATTTATCAATGGGTCCACTGATTACCATTAGTCAATCAGCCCATATTTACGATGACTGTTGGGAAAATGTAGAACAGTTAATTAACAATCAATACCAATCAATTATTAGTCAAGAGTTTCGAGGCTACAGTGATCCTGCTGGTAACTTTTTAGTGGAAACAGATAGTAATAATATCACAGTCAGTCAGCTAAACCCTAACGGTGAATTTGTGGGAAAATGGGAAGGTAAGAATCCTTTGAAGCTAATCCGTCAAATAATTGCCGATTGTCCCAGTATTCAATCTTTTCATATCGGCTACCTAGCTAGAGAAATTGAACGGGCATCTCAACTAAAAACAAATTACATTCAGGATAAATAAATGCCAACACAAATCATCCCAAAAGGACAATCCTTTCCCGACGGCACTTATCTGTATAAATGCCCTTGCTATGTTAATCCTTGCAACCTGTGTTTTAACGGCAATGAGACTGCTATAATTAACTCTTTAAAGACAGCAAGAGGACAACAATATTATGGCAACTTAAAAGCTTATTTGGCTATAAAAGGACAGATCATTATATCTACTGCAAAGTCAATAAAAGAAAAAAATAACGGCAAATTTACAATGATTAATATTACAGAATTAGCTGACACTCTAGGGTTTCCTAGAACACGAATTAAACCTTTAATAGAATATTTAGAAGAGTGTGGCTTTATAAAAGCTGGAACTTATGATAGACTGAGAATATCAATCAATTGGCAACCGACAAAGATGTAATTACTTCAAATTAAATTACACTCAAGATAAATAACAATGGACGCTAAACAAGTTCTTACAGAGTTAATACAATCGGTCAACGAAATTGATTTATACAATTTCTTATTACTTTATTCAAATATAGGAATTAAAAGTGAAAATGAAGTTTACGATGAAACCGATTATGGAGAAATTAGGCATGATCAAATCAATGCTTGGATTGATAAAGCTATAGAAGCGACTTACGAAAAATCAGAAGAAAATGACCGTCCTAATATCGAATGAACGCTAGGATTATTAAAGTAAAATTAAAAATCAGGAGTAACCAAATGATTAACGTAATTCAAAGAAGTGGAGAAACTCGTCCCTTAGACATTACCAAAATTCGGCGAGTAGTTGAATGGGCGTGTGAAGGGTTAGATGTCAATCCCCTCGCTTTAGAATCAGGATTAACTTCTCGATTACGAGATGGGATTACCACTAGGGAAATTCAAGAAAATTTAATTAATGTTGCCACACAATTGTTTTGTGTAGAAGAAACCGATTGGAAGTATGTAGCCGGAAGACTTCACATCTGGGGATTATGGAAAGATACAAGGATTAAAAGAGAATTTGGCGGCTATTTATCTCGCACGGTTTTCAGAAGATTAGAAGGAACCGACTACGCTAAATATGTCCAGTGGCAGGTAAAAAGGGGTGTTTATGATCCAAAAATCACAGAAATCTATGATGAAAAAGATTTAGAAATTGCGGGAGAGTGGATATACCCAGAATACGATAAAGATTTTGACTATGCTGGTGCGATCATGCTGTCAAAAAGGTATTTACTTGATTGTGAATTACCTCAAGAAGCTTTCTTAGCTTGCGCTTTATTACTTGCAAGTGTAGAAAAACCAGAAAATAGATTACGTTTTGCTTATCAAATCTACCTAGCCATAGCCCAAAGAAAAATTTCTCTAGCTACCCCAATTTTAGGCAATTTAAGAACCCCTAATGGTTCTTTAAGTAGTTGCTTCATCGTAGCAATGGAAGACAATCTAGAGAGTATTTTTAGCGAGATTACTAATACTGCTCGCATCTCCAAGAATGGTGGCGGTGTCGGGGTGAATGTGAGTAGAATCCGTGCCACTGGTAGCTCGGTTATGGGGAAAGCTAACGCTTCTGGTGGGATTATTCCTTGGATTAAATTACTCAACGATACAGCTATTGCAGTAAATCAGGGGGGAAAACGCGCCGGGGCAGTAACTATCGGTGTTGACATCTGGCATTTAGATGTGCCAGAATTTCTGGAAATGCAAACAGAAAACGGTGATCAAAGACGCAAAGCTTATGATATTTTTCCCCAATTAGTTATCACCGATGAATTTATGCGTCGGGTAATAAATAAAGCCGAGTGGACATTAGTTGATCCTTATGAAGTTCGGATAAAACTAGGGATAGAATTAGCAGAGCTATGGGGGGACAAATTTGAAGAGGCTTATGAATTAATTGAAGATAGTCTAGGAACAAAAATTACTCTCTACAAAAAGGTTAATGCTAGGGAGTTATTTAAAGATGTTATGCGCCCTCAAATTGAGACAGGTATGCCCTATCTTGCCTTCAAAGATACTATCAATCGCGCTAATCCTAATAAACATGATGGGTACATCCCTCAAGTTAATTTGTGCTGTGAGAGCTTTTCTAATGTCACACCGGGTAAAACAGCCCATTGCTGTAATTTAGTTAGTCTTAATCTTGCTAACATTGACACTCCTACTAATTTATCAGAAATGTGTCATCTTGCTGTCAGGATGCTTGACAATACTATCGACCTCACTTGTCCCCCAATTGGCGAGGCTAAAGAACATAATGATAAATATCGAACGATTGGAGTTGGTGTCACCGGATTGGCTGACTGGTTAGCTAAACGGAAATTATCCTACAAAGACTTTACAAGGATCAGTGATTTATTTGAAAATATTAGCTATTTTTGTACTTACGCTTCGATGGAATTAGCTAAACAACGTGGACATTATCAAGCCTTCTCTAACAGTGAATGGAGTCAAGGCAAATTATTAGGGGCTAAACCAGTAGAATATTTTTCAAGTAATGCTAGTCAACCAGAGAGATGGCATCAATTAGCCAAAAGTATTCAACAATTTGGCATTAGAAATTCCCATATTGCTGCTGTAGCTCCCAACACTACTTCTTCCTTAATTCAAGGTTGCACTGCCAGTGTTTTGCCCGTTTTTAAGCGGGTATTTACAGAAAAGAACTCAAAGGGTGCTATCCCTAATTGCCCTCCTTTTATTAAGGATTTCTTTTGGTATTACCAAGAGAATCAAAATCTTGATCAAAAGATTGTCGTCCAAGCGATTGCTGAAATGCAAAAATGGATTGATACAGGGATTTCTATGGAATTGCTGTTCAACCTTAATCAAGGGGTTTATTTTCCTGATGAACCTAACCGCGCATTAACAGCTAAAGACATTTATGAAACCCTAGTTTTAGCGTGGGAATCAGGATGTAAAGCAGTCTATTATGTACGAACTGTTCAAAAGGATAACTTTAAAGAGTCTGACAATAGTTGTTCTAGTTGCGCCAATTAATCATGAATATTATCTCTAATGTAATTTTATGTACTGTAGGTCTTGTAGTTAGCACAATATTTGCCCTAACTGTTTTTTCAATTTCGTTTTATACAATTGGCTGGCTTAAAGGTTTTGTTGAATGTTTTATTGAAATTCTTGAAGATTTTATCAATACTCGAAAAAATAAATAATCATCATGGCAATAATAATTATTAACTTTCTAGCAACTATTGTATTAAGTATATTTTTACTTTATACTGCTTTAATTTTTGCTGTTGTCGTGTGTAGAGTGTTTTTTAGATTTAAGACCAATTTAATCTACACGGTTAAACAATTTAAATGCTATTCAATAGCTGAATATAATCGGATTAGTTCTTGTAAATATTATAATCCTGAAACCCATAAAGATTTTAATCTGAAATGTAGTGTAAATCCCTCTATTTCTTGTGTACAATGTAAAGACTGGGAGCCAAAGTAAAGTAAAACTATGTCATTGATCAGTCTTAACAATAAAATGCCCATTTCCCCGATCTTTAATCCATCAGGAGATGATGCGACTGAAACTCGATCTATCTGGTTTGGTAACACTACCAACCTAATGCAATTAAATGATGTCCGCTACGCTTGGGCTGTAGGTTTATATCAACAGATGCGTGAAAATTTTTGGATCCCGCAAAAAATAGATATTACTCAAGATATAACTGATTATAATAATTTAACCCTTGACGAAAGACGTGCCTATGATGGTATTTTGTCTTATCTAACTTTTCTTGATTCTGTACAAACCTGTAACATTCCTCACTTAAAATCTTGTGTCACAGCCCCAGAGATTAGCCTTTGTATGGCAGAACAAATCTCTCAAGAGGCTATGCACAATCAAAGTTATCAATACTTGATTGAGACTATTATTCCCTCAAACAAAAGGGCTGAAATTTATGATTTATGGCGCACCGATAAAGTTCTTAAGGATCGCTGTGAATTTATTGCTAATCTTTATCAGCAATATATCAATAAACAAACTACTGAAAGCTATTTTATCGCCCTTCTCGCTGATTATCTGCTAGAAAGTTTGTATTTTTATAATGGATTTGTATTCTTTTACAATCTTGCTTCTCGACAATTAATGCCTGGTTCTGCCGATATTTTTAGGATGATTAATCGAGACGAATTAAGCCACGTCCGATTATATCAAAAGTTAATTGTTGAAGCGATGAATGTTTTCTCTTATAGCAAACAAGAAATAGAAAATTTATTTTATTGTGCAGTTGAGCAGGAAATCAAATGGACTAATCATATTGTCGGCAATCAAATATTAGGAATTACAGAAGATAGCACTGATCAATATACCAAATACCTTGCCAATATTCGACTAAAAGCTATTGGTTTAAATCCAATTTTTACTGAAGATAAATACAAAAAATCTCCCTATTCCCATTTAGAGAAATTCTCTGATACTCAAGGAGAAGGTCACACTAAGTCGAACTTTTTTGAAGCTACTGTTACCAGTTATGTTATGTCTTCTGGATTAACGGGATGGGATGATATTTAACAGCATCGCTCGATAAGACAGAAAGCCGTTGATGCCACCTTTTTTCGGTTGTGGTAAAAGGTGGTTATTATTGCCACTCTTATCTTGCCATGTGATAACTTCTGCTGGTGGAATACTAATTCCAGCTAAATATTTTCTGTAATTCAATTTAAATTCTCCAAATATTTTCTGATTTTATTTTACCTTAAATATCAGACACAAGAGGCGGACGGTTTTTGAACGGGTGCGTGGCGGGCAGGTTAGCGACGAGGCCCCATTTCCATGATGCGTATCCTTCCGCTCGGGCGCGCTCTGCGCCCGACCAGACGAAATCTATCCCCACGACCTCGAAAATCTTGCCGCGCCAGCCGCGCGAAAGCCCCGGTAAAAACCGATCATTGCCGATAAAGAGACTGGTTCTGTTGGCACTATGCGCGAAATTTGACGCTACAACGAAAGGCTGGCTGATCGTCGGAAGAGCCGCGCTGGTCGCCGTGGGGTTGCCGTTATGGAAAAATGAGCCAGCGTACCATCCGGCGCCGAAGTTTTGCGTGAGAATAGCATCGGTCGTTGCGTTGAATTGGTGGCAAACCAAACCGCCATACTCACTGAACGGGTTCGGCCCTTCGTAATGGGCGACAATCAAATATCGGGTCGGATTGAAACCGGACAGCCCAGAGATGCGCCGCAGCCCTCTGTTATTTATCGCTGCCCCCCAGTCGATGGCCGGCAAGCCGTTTTGGACATTCTGTCGCAGGGTCGGGCTATTGGACACGGATGGCACGGACACATTACGTTGAAACCCGCTTTTGTCGCGCCACTCGGTCACACCGCCGCCACTGCTCGCCGTGATGGTGGCCAGGTCCGCTGCATCAAACCACACCGAAAGCCCAGGTAGATTTGCGGGTGTCCACAATGGGGGACTAGCGTCAATTATTAGCATTAATTAAAAACCGCAGACACTTTGAGAATATTTTGATTTAGCAATTGAGCTAACAGATTCTCGTCGTTGAATTGTTCTATTACTGCTTGCAAAATATCCGATTCAGAAATCGGATTTAATTTCCCTTCGCTATTAACAGAAATAGTAAGTCTTGGAGTTTCTCCAAAGACTGATGCCGTCATTCCCAATTTAGCCACATTTAATTTAACATAAGGATTAAAAACGATCATTTCTGATAAAATCCTTTTGTAAACATAAAATCGGACAGATTCATCATCGATTAAACTAGGCTTGATTTGATTACCGAAAAAAGCTGGATCAGTTGACATTCCATTGAAAGACCCAGAAACATTTGTTAATGCAATTTGGTATCTTTCAATATATTCGGGACTATTTAGGAATAAACTTTGGGCAGTTAAACTATTAGGCATTTAAGTTAGCGACGGTGTTTCGCGAAAAATTAACAAAAAGGGGATACTCAATGGTCCGCCAGTAACACTGGTAATATCGAATCGAATTTCTTGAGCAGTAGTAATAATTTGTCCTTGTCCAGATACTGTAAAATTAGCCCGGGCAGTAGTAAGAGATAGGTTAGATAGTCCTGGTATTGCCCCAAAAGAAGCACCACTACCAAAGCTAAAAGTCATTGTAGCACTTCCCACGGTTGTACGCAAATTTCGCACTTCTAAAAGAGTAATTTCTCTTAGAAAAGAAGCAACAGGAATTTGCTGTGCAGCAGAAATGTTCGTAATAGTTACTATCTCGCTTTGCAACCGACTAGCAACCCAATTAACGTCAACAAAATCCTGGAGTTTAGTAATTATCCCTGCGTTTTCTGCCACATCAATAAGCCTCTAGCAATACAGTAAACTCTCCAGCAGTCGGAACATAGCTAAAAGTAACCGTAATTGATCCAGTAGTTGGCCTTGTAATATCTGGATATACATCGGCTCGATCGCCAGCAGTTCTGCGGACTTTTACATCAACATCAAAAGTATTAAACGTGTGGCTGATAGGGAAAGTGCTGTCAGTGCCATTGCCAATTGTGGCTTTAGCTTGTCGTTTAATTACATTTGAACCTAGCAAAGCTTCCACAGTAACAACTTTACCTACATCGGTATTGTTATTAATATTTGTCGAGGATGCTAAAGTTACTCTTCCCGGAGTAGTTGTCGTTGCATCAGGGACAGAATTTCCGTAAATAGTCCAGATAATCGGATCGGTTCCTATTATTGGATTTCGGGTAATTTGTCGATAAGTCGCACCGATAGTTGTTCCCGTAGAATCGGGAACATAAACAGTGGCATTATTTAACTCAGTAGAAGTATTTGCATCAGAACTTCGCGTTGCTGGTACAGAAGCCCCGTTCCAAATATAAATCCCGTTTTGAGTGTTATTTGTTTGACTAGGTGCTAAAAAACGGCCATTAAGGGACATCGTTACTCCCCCAATAGTCGATCCTGGAGCATCTAAATTGATATTACCAGAGGATGAAGCTAAAACCGCCGCCTTCTCATTTAATCCAGTAAAATAATCTTCTATAAATCCAAGATTTACAGCGTCGTTTGCACTCTGTGGATTAGGGACTTTTGCCGTCGAATTAGGAGCAAACGTAAGGTTGTTATCAAATCGGGGCATAATTTACCTCTATAAAGAAAGAATCGCGTATCCTACAGCAGGATACGAAAAAGAAACTTGGGTAGTATTCAAAGATAAATGCTGTTCATCGGCATAAATTTTAACCCAACCTAAACTAAATAATTGAATTTGAGGATAGGCATTTAAATTATGGTTAATTAGCCAACTATCTGAATTAGTGGATTGAGTGTGTAGATAGGAAGGACTTGGCTCTCCCTGCTCACCTTTTTCGCCACGAATATTAATCGCATCGGTAATCGATAGAACTATGCCATTATTCCCAATATACCCACCAATAGCCGGTGGCGAACCAGAACCGCCTACCCAATCAGATACTTGCAGTACCCGACGATTGCCGTCAGAAATTAAAGAAAGAATAGGAGACCAGCCGGCATTCCCTAAAGTAGCTGAAAGAATTACCTTTTGAGAGATGCCTGTTATTTCCGCTATCGCACCAGAGGACTGAATAATTACCGCCATCAGACTTGCCCCCTCACCACTACAGGAGTTAAATCAAAAGCTAAAGGTTGGACTATCAATTTACTAGCAATTGTTCTAGAAGCCTCTAAGTCAGCTTGCCAGTAGTCTCTTCCTGCTTTCGGTTGGAGTATTTCTTTGATTGCAATTGGAGTAATATCCATTTCAGCCGTAATATTACTATCGACAATCAACTTAAAATAAGTGTAATTTTCATATTCAGTTCCCTCTACCGTAAAATCTCCAAATTGCAACCCCTCGATCCGACCAGTAGCTATTCTAGTCTCGCCTGATTGTTTGGCAATATAGAAGTTAATGTTCCATGCCGTAATATCTCCTTGAACATAAAACTCCTCATCCCAAGTCGTTCCCTGCTTAATCTCAATAACAGTTTCACTGGCAATCGTAGGATACGACTGCCCTATTAAATAGAGATTGCCTGTGAGGACTTTTTGGGGCATCAATAAGTTCTGTACTGTTTATTGTATTATATATTAAATTTTCTTTTTTGAGATATACTTAAAAGGAAAACATAATTTATACCGCCGCGCTCTTTTATACCGCACCCGGGAGCGCGGCTATTTTTTGTCTTGACAATTCTATTAAGACTATGAGAAAATTTTTTTAAAGATTGACTTGGATTACCGCCCTACGAGGGAGCGGTATTTTTTTATCTATCCGTATTACATATACTACAAATACTACAGAGCGATTGTTAGATTGTAAATAGATTGTAGATAACCTTATCTACAATCGAAAGCTTTACAGGGTATAGGTTTGAGACTTTGTAGATATTGTCGATGCCTTATAGAGGAAAAGAGAGAAAAGAAGATATACAGCAAAGTCAGCAATAAAAAGTCATTAAATGCAAAACCGACTCTATTGACAAAATGCCGTATTTTTGGCTAATCAGAGAATTTTAGTGTCGAGAAGTGTTTTATCGCTAATTTGTTCTTTTGTAATTCGATTGTTAATAAGGTTATTAACAATCGAAACCTTTACCTTGACTAGGTTTGAGACTTTGTAGATATTGTCGATGCCTTATAGGAGGAGAAAAAGATAAAGAAAACAAACAAGGTCAACAATAAAAAGAAACAGGCTCAACAATAAGGCAAAAAATACACACGGGGTAATCATCAACAATATCAACAAAGAGGTAAAGAAATAATGAAAGCTATATATATCAATACTTTTATCCTTTTTATCTTTGTTAATAAGGGTATTTACAACCTATTTACAAACTAACAATCTAATTAATCGAGGTCAGCAATAAGAACACAAAAAATAATATTGGGGGATAGCGTTAACAACATCAACAAAGTCTGAACCCTATATATATCAAGACTTCCATTGTAGATATCCTTATCTACAATCTATTAACAATCTAACAATCAGCCAAGCTCCGAACATTAGACAACAAGCTCCGAACATTACCCACCAAGCTCCGAACATTAGACAACAAGCTCCGAACATTAGACAACAAAAAACCCCTGTAGAGACTACAGGGGTTAGCTTTATCAGTTATGTACCATTTATGGTGTCAATTTCAATTGTTTTTTATTTTAGCAGTAAACAAGGTTGTTTACTGCTTTTTACTTAATATCCCCCCATTAACTCGATTTGTTCCTCTAGAGTAGAGTTTTTGCTCTCAATCGTCTATCAATCCGCAGGACAAAAAACTGAGTACGCTCGACAAATAGGCTTTTCAAATCTCCAAAATGAGCAGTTCGTCCTTAACTACGCCGCTCAACATGGGCAAATCAAGCGATCGGATGTGATGTATCTCTGTCGTCTAACCAAAGATCAAGCCTCTAAACTGTTACAGAAGCTCAAACAACAAGGTCGCTTAAACCAGCATGGTATGCGCCGTGCAACCTTTTATACAAAAGGCTCATAAAGCCGTTATGAGCCTTTATGAGCCAAGTTATGAGCCTTTATGAGCCAATGTCAAGTCACTGCTATAATAGCGATCGAGACGAATATTCAGGAGTTCGATTTACCATGGCTACTGTTTTATTGAAAACTGGCGAGTTCCGAGAAATTCCCGATGATCAGCTAGAGTCTTTCCTTGAGGAAAACCAAGATTTAATTCAAGATCGACAATCACCCAGAAAAAGACCGATTAGAAAACTTTAAAGCAATGACAAACAAAGAAATCCTTGTTTTACGCTCTCTCTACAATAAAGAATTGTCGGGATTACAGATAATTGAATCTATAGCCAATACTAAAGGTAGAAGCCTTGATATTGGCTCGTTTTACCCTGTATTTCAGAAATTAGAGGAAAAAGGACTCATTAAATCTCGATGGGGAACCGAGCGATCTAACGATAGAGCCGGTGCTAGAAAAAGATACTATCGACTTACCCAATCAGGAGAAAAATCCCTTGCTGATATTCAAGGATTTGATAATTCTCTTAATTGGAATTTTACTTGAAATGTCGGTTTTCATCTCATCGGTAAAACTGAGAGCCTTCAAACCGAATTTTAGATAGTTTAGTTTAGAGGATTGCACCCGACCGTCGCGATCGGTCGGGGTGATTATCGCTTTAACTTGCCACTAGATCAGCTTCTGAGATGCCAGACTCGATTAATCGGTGAATCAGGATGAATTTTGCACCCTTACTATCTAGTCGGTGTTTTTTGGCTAGTTTTCGTAGGTCGTTAATCCCCATTTTGTTTAGGGAAGCTGTGAGGTCACTGACCCCTATCTCAAAAGACTCCACATCAATATGCCCGTGACCATTGCCATTGTGACCGTTCCCATTGGGGGGGTTATTTTCATTATCCGACGGTTCCGGTTCGGGTTCGGGTTCGGCGCTTGCCAGTAAGGGAATGTCACCCTCATCAAAAAGGCTAATTAGGGCATCCTTGAAGGTTTCTCGTTCTGCTGGGCTAATGGCTTTAATCATAGCCAATGCAGTTTTGACCTGCTCGATCGCACTCTCGGAGGCATTTTCCGCCGATCCGAGTTGCTGTTGATACTGTTCTAACTCAAGCTTTTCGATCCGTAAGGCTTCAATCCGGGACTGTAAATCTTCGATTTCTTGAGAAATGCCAGCAATAGACGCATTAACTTCGTTAATCTTGTTAGCGAACAACATATCTTTAATCCTCTTTAGTTTTCTAGGTTCTGCGGGGTTTTCTGTGGTGTCTCAACCCCTTATGTATCTATAATACCCTAGTCACTTACCTAAGTCAACTACCCATTAATCAGACTTTACTAGGTAATTGACTACAAAACATTACTATATCTTATAGGTCACTTACCCTAGTAAGGTAAGGTGTTAGACTAAAAAAGTAATCGGCTAGGTAACTTACCATGACCACAAACAACAAGGCTGTAACCTGCTATTTGCCAAAGGACATAGAAGATTTTATTACTGGGTACTGCAACCAGTACGGTATCACCCGTAAGGATAAGGAAGGGGAAACGCTCCCTTCTCTTGGCACTGGCATCATCGAATTATTGAAGCTTTTAGCCTATAACCCTGAGTTAGTAGGTAGTCCGTTACTCGATACCGTACCTAGTAAATTTAGTGAGGATGCGATAGAAAAAAAGCTATCTAATCACTTACCCGATAATGTACCGAGTATAGAGGTTGTAAAGGATCGGCTTGACAACTGGGTTCTGGCTGTTGACGGCGACATCAAGGATATTAATCAAAAAATCAGAGATAGGTCGCTTCAAGTCGATCATCAGATAGCGGCAATTAAATCACGGCTAGACAATATGGAAAGACTGCTAAGGTTACAGCAATCGGCTTCGATCGCTTCCCCAATTCCCACTGGGGAACCTTGCCCCCTTCCCCCTCCGTCCTGACCGTTGATCGAAACCGTGACCCCGGAAGTTTCACTCTCACCGCCGTAAACGGACGGCGATTCCCAAGCCTCACGATTTAGGTTTCTGCTTCTTTCCCCTGCGGGGTTCTGCGCCTGATTTAAAGAACTAGCGATTCTAGGCAAAAAGCCAACGAAAGAATTAGGGACAGGAGCAAGCTTACTGGGAATTATTATTAATAAGCGAGATATGGTGCGGCGAATTTTTTCGAGCTAAAACCATGAAAAGCTTATGATATATAGATTCAGTCCTCTTGTCCCCCTGTCAGTTAAAAATTCCTTACTGACATTCAAGGATTTGATAATTCTCTTAATTGGAATTTTACTTGATTAATGTGGGGTCTAGGAGTCGAACCTAGTGTTTTAGGCTTATGAGGCCTATGTGGAAACCATTTCACTCACCCCGCTTGCCAGTATATCACACTTTCAATCAATCCAATAGACAATTTCGTTAGGCTGTATCTCGTATCTGTTACAGATTGCCTGTAAGACTGTGATAGACGGTAAGTGATTAGGATTCTGAGATAGTTTGTATCCCGTGGACATCGCAATCCCTGTTTGTTGAATGAATTTATAGATTGTGATACCTCTAGACTGTGTAAATTCTTTGACTCTGTTTTTTAGTACCATTGTATTAGTTTTGTGTCTCTACAATTTATTATAACTTTTTTTGGAATAATGCTTGACAATATTACTGACTTCGCGGTAATATACAGATATAGAGAAAGACGACCACTCCCAACCACAAATTAGTGTGATCGCCTTTCCGTCAACCCTTATTAGGTCAAAAGTCATGTTAGCATCCAATCGCGTATCCGTCAAATCTAACTCCGTCCCCGTTATGTCTGGTAATTTTGTCATGGTCGCCAAAGGACAAAAACACCGTGTCGCTCTTGAAGTATGGGGAGAGGGACAAATAACGACCCTCCGAGTCACTTGCCAGCAAACTGGGAAGGAGTGGTGGTTTGATGCCTTTAATGGCAAGTTAAGTCGGGGTTTCAGCCCCGACGGAAAACTTCCCAACCAGGAATTACCCGCAATCGAATTTCAACCCGTCAAAAAAGCTTTTGCATTGTCCCCTACGATGGGCTTTGTGGATTGCGGCGGACGCTACTATGAGATTCCTAGTAACGAACCGAACGACGATTTTATTTACGATGATAACGAACCATCGGATTTAAGTCGGTACAGTGAGCCAATGTCCGATCCGACGACATGGCAAGAGTTTTAATACCAGTTATCAGTTATCAGCTATCAGTTATTAGCAACCTATTAGGAGTCAAAATCATGAACAAAGAAAATCTTAGTAATTTTCATGGCACGGAAAATTACTACAGTAATAAAAATTACCCGTTTGAGTACACCGATGGTGTAAAATATGTGGCCGAAAATGGTAAAGCCTATTGGTTACTTGATGCAATTGCGTCATGGCAAAAAAAACTTGATTCAAGCCAGATTCAGTTCTGGATGTTAATAGTTAACTCCGATAAATCCGCAGTCCTTACCTGCGAACAAGACAATGAATCTGTCATAACTCAGCAGATCCCATTTACCGAGTTTCCTTTTTCGGAGGTCACGCTTTGGTTGTGTGACGGTATTCTATTGCTATCCTCCGAGTATTAGTTATCAGTTGTCAGTTATCAGTAAAAACAAATTATTTAGGAGCCAAAAAAATGATTGAGATTGAAATGATAGAGATTCCGAACGTAACCTTTAAAATTGGGAAATATCCAATAACTCAAGAACAATATCAAGAGGTAATGGGAAACAACCCCTCTTATTTTATGCACAAACCCCAAAATCCAGTAGAACAAGTTAGTTATGACGACGCTATAGCTTTTTACCAGAAATTGAGACGAATAACAGGGAAAAACTATCGCCTACCTACAAATTCAGAATGGGAATATGCTTGTCGCGCTGGTACAGAAACCCTATTTAGCTTTGGTAATGATTTCGATCAGCTAAAAGATTACGCTTGGTACGAAGATAATTCTGGATTAATAACTCATCCTGTGGGTCAGAAATTACCTAACAATTGGGGATTGTACGATATGCACGGCAACGTCTGGGAATGGTGTCAAAACGTTCCCCGTGGGGGCGGATTCGATACCTGCTCCTATGAATGTTGTGCGGCACAACTCAGTTACTATTTTGAAAAATGTCGCTGGCGTAATATTGGTTTTCGGGTAGTTTGTGATTAATAAATTAGTTATCAGTTATCAGTTGTCAGCTAACAATTATTTAGGAGTAAAAACCATGGCTATTGTCAACGCAACCCCTCACACTATCACCATATTAAACAAAGAAGCTGGCATCACCCAAGATGCAAAGAAACAGTTTCTGGGAAACAAAGAGAAGATTGTGATTCTTAAGGAAATTCCCGCATCGGGGATTCTCCCGCGAGTTAAAATGTCCAACGAACCCGCAGAACCCATTGACGGTATCCCAGTAGAAACCGTTATTTACGGGGATATTGAGGGGCTACCAGATGCAGACGGGGAAACTTTCTACATTGTCTCTGGGCTAGTGGCGGCGGCCGCTAGTAAACAAGGACGGACGGACTGCCTTGCCCCCGGTGCAATCGTCCGGGATGAGTCTAACCCCTCAAATGTTTTAGGCTGTTTGTTTTTACAAAAGCCCTAGCCGATCCGAAACGGGAACCTTTCCCGTATGCCTAGCGGCTCAATTCTAGGCACTGATGAGGATAGCATGAACGAGGAATCCAGAAAAATACTAGGAACAATTGCAAGGCTAGAGAACGCATCGTATCTTTTGATTGCTACCTTAATCGGAATGGCAGTGTTTGGAGTAGGTCAAACACTCCACAAAGCTAATCACTACCTTACATCACAAGGACACGAAAACCCAAAAGTATTATTGCTTCCATCTTGGAGGTGTGGAACATTTACCGAATTGAATTTCCGTCGTTCTGACGGAAATAGAGGATATTTGTGTGTAAAACAGATAAAGGGGTAGGTTGTCCAATCAGTACTCAACGGTGAAACCTAATAAGATGATGCTGTAGCAAATGCAGATTGGCGCATAGAAGATTAAGGTTATCAGTTATCATTATCAACTATTTGGGATTAATAAGTAGTACATCTGCTCAAAAAAGATTCTCCCACCCACTTGACTTTATTGGGAGAATGTCATAAGATAAGAGAGTAAGCAAAACACAAGAGGACAAAGTTATGAAATCTCAAATCACCGTCGCATACATCCCCTTTGACACTGAGGACGGAGGTCTGTTGTTTGAAAGCAAAGTGATCGCGGTACAAGGAGAAGGGGAGTGCTTCTGGTACAATGACGGGTTTGAAGACCGCCTCGTCCCTTTGCCTACTGCCAGTTGGGCAGAGATTCCTGTTACGGCAGAAATGGCTCAACTAACCGGCGATTACGCTGGTTTATATTTACCGAGCGAGGAGGAAATGACTACAGACGGAAGTCTGTGGGCAGGTGCTTGGGGAATTGATCTCAATTCCCTAACTTACTCAGTAGGTTTCGAAGAAGATGAAATCAACCAGATAATCATTAATTATCTGGACTCTTTAGAGGCTTCTAAAGAGGCTTCTAAGAAAGCGAAAGAGGCTTGGATTGCCGGCCAAGCCGAAAGAGAAAAAGCGGAAAAAAGAGCCGTAGAAGCGCGGGAAGAAGCGCGGGAAAAAGAGTGGGGCAACTACCTGTCAATCAAAGACAGGTTAAAAAAATACGACCGTTATGAAAATAGCGATTATTATGCCGTGACACACGGCATAATAATCAATGAAAGAACCGAAAGGTTCTATTCCGAGGGGTCAGATACCCCTTCATCTGACGGAATGGGATCGAGATCCCATGGCGGTTATGTGACCGTTCGGGTCGTAAACTACCAGCTTCCCAGCGGGGAAGCCAAACAGTTAACCGATCCTCCAAAACCCAGATCAGAAAAAGAGTGGGTATTATTAAACCATTATTCTGGTTATTGGACCAGAAAAAAATGGGATATAGAAAATCCTAAAGTAGTAGAAGTAGAAGCGGCTTCCGAACCCGAACCTGCTCCTAAAGTTTCGGAAGTTTCGGAAAATCAAAAATTGATTGAAGATTTTGGGGCTAAATTCCCCCAACTTGTCGAAGAATCCCTATCTCTAGGGATTCAAATAAGGCTTACGAGTGGCGAAGAAAGACGGGTAGTAGTCCGTAGCCGCGATTTAAGAAATGGCTATGAATCCTTTCCGAAAGATGCTACCGAACTGCATCGAGCAGTAATCGAAGCCATAGCCTTTAAGGTTCGCAAAAACGAGCTAGAAGCCTTAGAAAAGGCTAGAGAAGAGCAGATTACTGCTCGACAGAAGGAATCTCAATTTCCTTATAAGACAGCCTGCGAAAAAGCAGGGTACAAGGTGGAGTGGAACCAAGACTCCTATCTTGCTAAGGTCGGTAAAAGATGGACAGATTGCCGGACTGTCTGCCAGCAAAAAAACCTACCAGTTGAGTTTAGCAAAAAGCCTAAACTCATTCTCAAAAAATAGTATCAGTTGTCAGTTATCAGTTGTCAGTAAAAACCACTAAGAGTTAAGTATCATGACACAGCAACAAAATTCTAACTGGAAAGATGAATCTGAGAAAATTGAAGCGGATATGTGGGCAATTAATCAAGGAATTGACGGTGAGATGATTCATTGGATATGGGAAAAAGCAGGCAGTAAAGCTGAATTTTACGATCTTTGCCATAAAGAATTAAATTACCGTCCTGTATGTAATTACACGGAAGAAGAACTAGAAAATTATCTGCTCAATCATTAGTTGTCAGTAAAAACAATTTATTTAGGAGTAAAAACCATGACAATGATGGATATAGGGCAATTCCCTAAAATTGACTCAGACCCGCAAGGGTTCAAGTTAAACTGGTACGAAACAAAGTTATTCCCGTTTCGATATTCAGAAGGCGTTCACTACTTCATCCAAAAAGATCAAGAATGGATAATCGACGAAATTGCTAAATGGGTAAAGGAAGAACATTTTAAAGAAGACTTTCCCTCAGTTATTGACTGGAAACTAAAAATAACTTATCAAAGCTTTAGAGATCGTATTCCGTGGGAGAATCCAAGTCATTCAGCTACACTAACCTGCGAAAATCGTCAAAATGCCAAGTTTAAATTTGGCTTTATGACAGTATTTCCAAATACTGATATTGAGTTATTCTACGACAGTGATCGCATAGACGAAGTAAGCTTTTGCTTACTTACCAATCCCGATCCTTCTGGAATGATGTTAATGCTTGAAGAAGAATGGGTGTATTTACTTAGTATTGCATCAAGATTATTTACTTAGTTTCGATCAGTTATCAGCTATCAGTCAACAATCATCAACCAAATAAAAAATGAAACCTCTGTATAAATTAGGCGAATATCACAATTTAGACAGGTTAAACAAAATAGCAACTGATTCTTGTTATACCACTAAGTGTTTCGTAACACATAACAATATACACCCTCTTTATGATACGTGCGAAGACTCTTATGCTTCATGGGGAACGATAGGAGTAAATTGGCACACTGACGACATTTATAAGGGTAGAAAATATTCAATTATTTTAGTTGTTCAGAGTGACAACTATGAACTCTACTCTTCTACAGTAAACAATAATACTTTAGAAAAACTCTTAAAAAATTATACTCCCTTTAAAAGTATGGATGATCAAATAAACTCTTTATTAGTCCAAAGAAAAGATACACAAAGATTGGTTTTAAAAGCAGGAGATATTTTATTACTAGATATTTCGTGCTATCATAAACTAAAAAACACAAAAAAAACAGAAGACCCTTTTATGTTTATCAGCTTAGATATTGACTTTATTCCAAGAGTCAAGGAAGCTATTAAAGTTGTTAATTATTTTGTTTATGATTATTTATAACTATTGATCAAATCTATGACTAATACTATTGAAAATAAATATACATCAGATTTTGTTTCTCCACCAGGAGAAACCCTTAGTGAAATCCTAAAAGAAAGAAAAATAACTAGAACTGAATTTGCTAGTCGCATGGGGTTGCCGAAAAAGACTATTAATCAACTCATAAAAGGTAAAGAAGAAATTACTGTTTGTATTGCTTATAAAATGGAATTAGCTTTAGGCGTACCTTCTGCTCGTTTCTGGATAGAACGCGAAAGACTTTATCGAGAGTCTCTAGTAAATCAAATTAATTAGAATATTTTTACAACTATTATGAATTTGTACCTAGTTAAAGATTCAGTTACATCATTTAGTCTTCTTATTGTATCGGAATCAAAAACAGAAGCTATCTGGCATTGGTGTAATTATTTTGATAGCAATAACGACAATCCAATTGAAATAGAGCGTATTAACATTAACACCTCTGGTATCGTTTGGAAATGTGGATGGACTACCACTAACCCCTAAAACCGCTTCTAAACCGATTAACAGGAGCAGAAGTAACAATCGTGCTAATAATTCTCTCATGTTCTTGAAACTCATTTTCAAGGGAATAAAATGCTCCCGATAGGCTATCTACGATGTCGTTAGTCGGGGGTGTTTTTTTGCTACCATCAAAACCCTGGCAGGCATTTAAAAACCGAGTGTTCCACGTCCCATCTCTTAAGATAAAGATTTGTCCCCGACTAGCTGCCGTGGCTACTGGTAAAGCTCGCGTTAGCTTATCCCCTTGAGGTACGATCGCTTTAACGTCATGGTTCGGATGATTTTCTCTAATTACATTAGTAATGGTATTTTCAACAAATTTACCGCTCGATCCCCCTTCTTGTTCCCATCTTACAGCTACAGTTTTCCCATCCAATTCAGCAGTATTTTTAAGCATTAATTCAACTTCCCCTACCTTTTTCTGCTCACAGATATTGTCCGCAATCACATAAGTAAATTCCTTAATCTCGGTTGAATCTGGTAGTGTATTCTTAATTCTTTGGTATTTATAGACAAGAGTGCCACTGGTATAGCAATGATAATTCTCAGCATTCTCTTTAGCAGTTGCCGCTAAATCCCAGAATCTCACTTTACCTATTAATTTCCAACTATCGGGGATTTTATCGAGAATCTCAAACCAAGTCCGATCAAATACCGTACCAGCTTCATATTTAACTTTCCAGTTACCTCTGAGAAGTCTTTCCCGCTCAATAGGATGTAAAGCGTAAAGGTTAGCCAAATAAGTAGGATTAACCCTAATTAAAGCTGGATTATCAAAAATCGTAGCTGGAATAAAAGTAAAACTCTTAATCAGATTATCTGGTGTAATATTAGTATCTGTATTTGATAAAAACTTTTCTCTTTTATCTTTAGGAATAAGGTCAAAAAGTTCATCTTTAAGACTAAATTTATCGATTAGTTCTTCTTTAGTATCAGCCCAGTGGATTATGTTTTCTCGTCTAATAAAATATTTAACTATTCCCCCTCTTTCTTCAATAGCATACCCAGTCTTAGGGTCGATCCACCAAGAGATAAAACTAGCTACCCAAGAGTCAGCATCGGGGTTACAAGTTGCCCTAACTGCGGGTTTAATTCCCGATACTGAACGGTTTCTAGAGAGAAGATAGAAAAACTGTTCTTCTGTAAAATGGGTTAATTCGTCAAAACCTATCCTTGCAATTTGTCCCCCTTGATAAACATAGACAGTTTTTTCGTATTGCAAATGTCTAAAAGATATTTTTGATCCAAATGGAAATCGCCACCCTGGAGGCTTTTCAATAAAATTACCTTTCACTGCTTGATAGATTTTTTGGCTTTCATCTATTAGTCCACCTGCTTGAGTAAATTCAGGATACGTCCGACGAAATATAACAGCCCGATAGTCAGGATTGCTAATAAATTCTTGACGGGCAAAATCAATTAATAGCCCGGCACTCTTGCCACTTCCTGCGCCTCCGCCATAGAAGATTACATCAGCATCAATTTCCCCAAATAAAGCTTGTTTTCCCTCTTGTAATTGAGGGAAAACAATTTCTTCTTTGGTATTAACAAGTTTATATTTTTCGGTCGCTGCTTTTATCTTAGATAGATTTCTATAAGATAGTTTCATCTTCTAAATTACCTTTATCTGTTGGCTGTCCTATTAGGTTCCCGTCGGGGTCGATTGCGGCCAACCCATTTTTTTGTAAAATACTAATAGCATATTCTACAGTGTCAAGCCCTAATGCTTTTTCTACTATTTCCGTGACAGCTTTAGTCATGATCACAGCGTCTTTGTGACTCCAATTACCGTTAGGATCGTCTAGCGAACGATTGTTTATCTCTTCGCTTTTTTCGAGTGTTTTAAAAGCATTCTTTATGCTTTTATCTATTATTTGGCTTAAAATTCCATCTCTATAAGCCTCTTGATCTTGTATTTTTTTAAGCCAATATGCTTTAGCTCGATCTTCCCAGCGATAAATTTTATAGGCTAATTGCCATTGTTCTGGAACGGTGATACTGCGTTTACTTTCAGTCTTTGGAATTTCCTCACCTGCCGACATAGCGCAATCATTAAAAGCACGATTTAATGTCCTGTACCCCGCAGGAAGATGGATATAAAAAGCTTGAAATTTTTCAAACCATTGAGACATTTCGTAGGGTTGTCTTTCCCAAATTGGATAATGACCAAACTCGATAGGTACATTTGGTATTAGATTATCAAACCGACTAGCCTTACCTGATACAGGGCTTTTAGGGGTTGGGGTTGAGTTATTTGGTGGTACTTTTTTTCGTCTTGGCATTAAATTAAAATGTAATCTCGATTAATCAATATTATGCCAAATTAACAAATTTTGTGCCGTGTAACCAAAAAATAAACCGATAAAATTAAGTTGATCTAAAGGAAGGAACTTCTATAGTAGTTAAAAATGCTTAGTGATATTCTCAACGGTAATAATCAATAAAAATGGACGTATAACAACCAAATATACTGAAAATCGGCAATAAATCGGATATTCAATCAGTCCAGTACAAAAGTATCCACAGTGACACTTGATAAACTGTCACACTTTGCCAACACTCATCAAGAGGATCGATCTATATTAGGAATGTAAGCAAAACAAAGAGGACAAATCAAATGAATAACCTACAATCTAAACTGGCTCGACTAAACGCTCAACTAGCGATTACTAGAGGACGGAGAAACCAGCGTAAACTAATTGAAAAAATCTTAGCGGTAGAAGCCGCTATCGAAGCAATCGAGAAAAATACTATCGTAAGCTTTAAAAGATTGCCTAAAACTCGCACTCTTACCCTAGAAACTCCTCGCCGCGCTTGGAGAGCATGGGTAGCGAAAATCTCACCCGAAAAAGATATTAAGCACGGTGGATTCACTAAGAAGTTTATCGAGCCTGTAAGCCGAAAATTTGAAGGCAAAAAAGGAGAGGTGGCAGCAACTTTTGAAATTCCTATTAATTTAAATGCTATCTACCAAGACAGCGACGGCGATTACTGGGTATTTGAAAATGTCAAAGGAGAAATCCAAAGCATCTCCTATCAAGAGGTATGTTACCGCTTTTCTCAGCGTGCCAGTGCCTAAAGTGGCACGGCAAAACACTTATCAAGAATTAAGTGATTTACTTAAGGTAGCTGCACAAAGAACTCCTATTAGGAATTGAAACTATGTACTATAGTCGTAGTCGCGTGCGCTTTATCTAATCCCTACTAGGGATGTCCTGAAGCTTAAGTAGGGGAAAATTTGAAAAAATGAAAGCTTTATTACTTGATCTTGATGGCACGATCCGCCAAATGTTTTCAAAAATTAAGACTAGAAAAACAAAAGTGATAACTTCCAGACAAGCCTACATCTATCTGGTGTGGGCAAAAAACAACAATCTTGACCCAGTGCCTGTTACTTCCCGGCATCGGAACTATCGCTTTAGAGTGGCATCAACTACAGCAGAATTAGGAATAGGTAAAGAACGAGTCAGACAAGTTTTGGCTAAAATTCTTAAACTACTATCAAAAGGAAACCGAATTGAGGAGGCAACCGACCTAATACTACAAGAGTACAAAAAATTTAATTAATCAAAACCCGTCAATTGATTGACGGGTTTTTAGTTAATACACTGTTAACAGATTGTTAGCAGTGTATTAACAGTGAAAAGTATTGATGTATATAGGTTTTATTAGTTTGTTGTTTTTGTTAGCAGGTTCCCTGATTTTCGTTTTTTCTGTGTCCAGATTCCCCAATATAGAATTTTCTATATTGGGGAATAATTGATTATTTAATGTAGTACAATATTAATATGCCCTCGTTGACGCGAGGGACTAACTAAGTCAACCTACTGTAGAGGCTAACATGGCTGATCTAATTTTACAACGTTTTGATCACGACGGTATTGAATTAATTATCGACACTCAGACCGGTGAAAGCTTTGCCTCAATCAAAGGATATGCTCGTATGTCCGGGAAAAGCCACAACGCTATCACTATGCGGTTAAACCGGCTATTTAAAGAAGATAGCAAGGGGGTAACTTCTGAATCTCCAAATCGCCCTCAAATTCAAACAGGGAGCGGGTTACAAGGGGGTAACACAATGGGGTTAGGATTAGGATTGCTAAAACAGGCTCAAATTCAAACAGAGGGCGGGTTGCAAGGGGTTTATCTAATCCCAGAAGACCTAATCTGTAAGTGGTTGCCAAAGGATAATCCTGAGTTAGCCTCTCAAGTGCTTAAGCTAGGAGTCCGATTATTCCTTCACGCATTAGCTGGTTTTCGCGTCAAGAGCGAGGCAATTACAGAGGTAAGGCAAACTTGAGAGCCAAATCGTCAAACTAAGCGAAGAGAAGCAAATACTAGAGGAGTTGATCAAAACTCAAAAGACTATGATCGCTGACTTTAGCAGCAAAAACTCGATGCTTGACTATAAGCGGCTAGTGATCGAAGAATTACACGCCGAAAAAGAGCGCGATATAGCTAAATTTAACCTACTCGAAACCGAACGAGAAAAAGCACGGGGATGGCGAGGCGGTCGAATGCTTATGAGAAACGACAAAAAACGGTAAAAATACCTAAACCCATTTGACACTCCCATCGCTAAAAGCGAGGGTCTTCACCCCGACATTCAAGATAAACCCCCTATGGACCCATAGGGGGGCTATAGTTTGTTAGTTTGTAAATAGATTGTAGATAAGGTGATCAACAACAAAAAGCATTGATATATATAGGTTCTAGACTTTGTTTATATTGTTACTCTATTTCCCTGTGTCAGGATTTTTTATCCTTCTCTTATTGTCCAGTTCGTTTATTTCTCCCTATCTTTTCTCTCTCTGTATAGAGTGTCGACAAGATAAACAAACCTTGAAATCTATACCCTATAAGGCTTTCGATTGTAAATAACCTTATCTACAATCTATCTACAAACTAACAGATTTATTGCTGACTTTGGTTTTTTCTTTCTACTGCTGAACTTAGTTATCTCTCGCAGTCTTTTTATTGTCCAGTCTGGTTTATTCTTTTATCTTTTTCCTTTATAAGACATCGACATTATCAACAAAGTCTAGAACCTTTACAGGGTAACGGTTTCGGTTGTAGATCACCCTATCTACAATGTATCTACAATGATAACAAGTAAATATACTTAGTACAAACGTTCAGAAAAAAGATTGACCCACATACTTGACTTTATTGGGAGAATTTTGTAAGATAAGACTAGGCAAACAAGAGACAGAACGACGGCATGAACACATTGCAAACTAAACTGGCTCGATTGGAAGCTCAACTTAAGATTACTAAAGGCAATCGTGCCAAAGCTAAAATTGTTATAGAAATTCTAAAAGTAGAATCAGCTATTGAGCAGTTAAAGCTCAAAAAAGAAATTACCCTAACATGGGAACAACAAAAGTCCCTAAATGCACTGACAGACCATATCTATTTTTAATAGAGAAGGTGAACCAAGCAAGTCCGAAGGCTTGTTTATATTATCTAAAATTCAGTGACCTAAGCAAGTCACTAAACTGCTTAATTTAATCTATTGACAGCGTATTTGCCATGATTCTAATCTTGTCCCTTAAATCAGAAGATTTTAAAATTTTAAAATCTTCTATTCAAAAAATTGACAATATCGACACTAACTTAAATCTTGTTAAGCTACAAGACTACTCTTTGTCGGGCATAGCCCTAACAAGAGTAGCTTTAATCTGTGATAAACAGCCTGAAATAAAAGGGATTAATTTCTCTGTAGAGATAAGTATCCCTAAAACCAAATACTGCGTTGCTTGCCTAGTTTTGGGTAAATTTACGGCACTTAATACCAGAAACAATTCTGGGTATTGTTTAGAACATCGAGAACTTGATCCTAAACGAAAACAGGATCAACACCAACGCTACAAAAAAAGACGTAGTACATCTGCTCAGAAATAATTCTCCCACATACTTGATATTATTGGGAGAATATTGTAAGATAAATCTAGGCAAACAAAACACACAAGGTACTAAGTCATGTCTATCGAATGGCACAAAAGAGATACAGTTATCAGGCTTCTCCAAAGCACCCTCAATCAAATTAGCCAAGAGTGTTTCGGAGAAAAATTGTCAGTCACTGATAACGGTGATTGTGTTACGGTCCACACGCAAGGGCTATTTGTTGGTTACTATGACACCCAAAAGCTTTGGGACAAACTAGAAAACTATGATCAGGGTGACTGTGATGGCTTTGATAATTTGTGGGACTATTTAGATCATTGCAAATACACCCTTCCAGAAAATGAGTTAAAGACTGATAACGAGTTATCAGTCTCTGAAAAAAGACAGGTTGCTCTCGTTGATTGGTTGTTAGGTGAACCTGTAATTACCAAGGACTCTATTTCAAATGAGGAATTATGGGAAAAAAATCGGCAATTAACTAATTTAGCTCAAAGACTGAAATGGGAAAATCTTGAATTGACTCAATCTCTTGAAGAGATGCACAATTTCAGACAGCGTGAGAATAAAGAAGGATCTGAGATTATTAACCACTTGACGGCTCGTATTTATCAACTGGAACAGGAAAATAAGCAATTAAAAAGCAGTCAATTAGAAGACAAACCAGAACCTAAATCAGATAAAAAACCGACGGCTAAAAAATCTAAGTTTAAACTGCCAGAAAACTTTGCTGATTACCAGCAAGAGTGCGACGACTTAATTGATGCCTTGTTTTGCTTTTACAATATCAAAAAAGGTAAATGGAACGGAAATATTCTCCAGTTTATCCTCACCCCTACCGATGCTGAGAAAGCAAAGCAACCATATCCTGATAAGTGGAAAGCAGGCTTATATTTACAGACTGCACGGTGGTCAGTCGATAAAGTCAATTTGTCTGACCCTGATGAATGGTCAGACTGGTACATGGACATCTATGACTTTGCTGACGCTAACGACTTAGAGATTAGTTAGCTTCTAGTTATCAGTTGTCAGTAGTACACTTGTTCAAGAAAGATTCTCCCAGATAGTTGACATTTATGGGAGAATATCATAAGATAGAATCAAGCAAACAAAACACAAGAGGACAAAGTTATGGCTTTTTACATAGAATGGCAAAATGACGCTACCAACCAATCTCTAGAAATTGGGCAGTACAATACACTGCCTGCAGCTGTTGCAGGTATTGAACACCACTGGAACTGGATCACTACTGATCCTAACTACACTTGTGGTAGTTATGCTGACAGCTTCCTGTGTTTGTATGCAAAAAGCCAAGTAAATTCTGCACCATTATTCACTTTGCAATGTGTACGTTCTGTCATGTTGAGTGGATGAGGAGTGGTAACGTTATTGAGTGGACAAATAACGGTGTTATTTGTCCACTCAGGCTATTAATCCCACCTATCTTTAATTTGGTGAATATGTATCTTAGCTAGTCTCATCAGGGTTTAAGAAATATTTCTTAAACCCCTTGACACGAAAACATATACCTGTTATATTGGGTATATACCAAAACACACAAAGAGGTTACTACGATGAAATTTAACAGACAAGCACCTGGTCACTACGTTGCAACAGCAGAAAAAGTTGAAATTAAAAAAGGTGTGGGAATTGATCAAGATAAGTGGTTCTGTTATTTTCCTGATGATAAAGTATCTTACCGCCGTAGCTATGAAGCGGCTAAGGCTTGGTCAGAAAAATATATGGAAAAACTACAGACATATAAAGTCACAGTCAATGTCAATCAAGTTAAGACTGTCAAAAAACAAGCGACGACCAGTAAAGAACAGTCTTTACAACACAAGTTATCTCGCCACCTAAGTTATGTGGTAGGAGTGGAATCGTTAGGCTGTGTCAATACTGGACGCGCCGCTTGTATAGCACATTTATCTGTTAATGGAAAATCTTTTTATGTAGTCGGTTTTGAAGGTGCTGTTACCGACACCATTTTCGAGAGAATTATCTTTAAAATTAAAAAAGATTTACAATCTGGTTTATTCCAAGATTGCTATCAGACCGAAGTATGGGGTAGCATTTCGGTCTTTAAAAGTTTCAAAGAAGCCGAAAAAGCTTATCGCAAAATGGATGACAAAATGAGAGAAAGAAACTTAGCTGATTTGAAAGTTGTCAAAGAAGCAAAAGCAAAAGCAAAAAAAGGAGACATGGAGTCAGTATTTGCATTGTCAGACTACGGGGTTATTTGAAAAATATTTTCCAAACCCCTTGACGACATAAAACATATCCCCTACAATGGGGATATAGAAAAACAAACACAAAAGAGTTAAACAGATGAACGGGTTAAACACATTAAAGGAATTTGCTCAAAAATTCAAAAATGTCACTATTGGTTCTCACGAACACGAACAACTATATGTTAAAGCAGAAAAAAGTCTTAAAAAGCTAAAATCTACTGAATTAGTAGCACTTGCAAGTGCTATAGGACTAACTACTTCAACCATTAACGAGAAGCCGTTAAGTTACACCAAAGATCAATGGATTGATCTACTGTTACAGTATTCTCATCTATCATTTATCATTAAATGACAATGCAATGTCCTAAATGTCAATCACAGAGAATCTCTAAAAAAGGGTTCTCTGTGTCAGGAAAGCAGCGTTATCGCTGTAAAGACTGCAATTACCACTTTACTGGTAATCCAGCAGGAAAACCCTCCCACCCTGATTCAATGACTAACGCCGAAAGATGTCGTCGTTATCGGTTGAAAAAAACAAAAACCCCTTGACACGAAAACATATACCTGTTATATTGGGTATATACCAAAACACACAAAGAGGTTACTACGATGACCGACCAAGAGCGAATCGCATACCATGAGCTATTTTGCGTCCAGTGCCAGCTAATTGACTTAAGAAAAGCGGGACATATCGAAGAATGTTCATTAGTCTATGAGTATTTGCTCGACAAGCGGGCAAAGCTAGATAAACAGCTTGCCGATCTAGATAAACAGTTTCTAGATAAACAGTTTGTTAACAGTTAATAAAGTGATAGTTTAGTTATCAGTTATTGATTATCATCATCAACTATTTAGGACTAACAAAATGAGTGATGCAGATTTTATTCGAGAAGTTGAAGAACTATACCTGCGTCTTGCTAATGCAGATACAGATGATCTGGTTGAGTTAGCTAAACTTGCGGGTTTAGAACACAAAACATTTAGGAGTAAGGAGTTCACGATGACCGAAAAACTACCCAATCAAATCGCATTAGAAATGGTAAGCTTACCAGCAGGTGAGTTTCTCATGGGATCTCCTGATAGTGATCCCGATGCTAGTGATGATGAAAATCCTCAACACCAAGTTAAAGTCAACAGTTTTAAGATTGGAAAATATCCCATTACTCAGGCACAATATGAAGCGGTAATGGAAACCAATCCTTCTTACTTCAAAAATAATCCCCAAAATCCCGTAGAAAAGGTTAGTTGGGACGATGCTCAAGCCTTTTGTCAGAAATTGAGTCAAATAACCGGGAAAACCTATCGCCTACCCACAGAAGCGGAATGGGAATATGCTTGTCGTGCGGGGACAACCACTCGCTATTATTTTGGTGATGATGTCAATCAGTTAGGAGATTATGCTTGGTATGACGGAAATTCTAATAACACAACTCATCCCGTAGGACAGAAAAAGCCCAATGGTTGGGGACTATATGACATGAATGGTAATGTTTGGGAGTGGTGCAAAGATAGTTGTCTGCGGGGTGGTTCCTGGTACAACTATCCGATTTACTGCCGTTCCGCTTACCGCTGCTACGAAGACCGTCGCGACTACCGCTACTACGATAATGGTTTTCGGGTAGTCTGCGACAATTAGCCGAGTAATTTTAGTTATCAGTTATCAGTTATTAACCACAAATCAACAGAGGTAATTATGTTTCAATTAATCTTTGCAGAAGAAGATAAAGATGGCAATCCTAAAAACCAAACTTTTACTACCGGGGCCATTATATACAACAAAGAAGGAATACCTCAACAGTATTTTTCCAATATAAATACAGAAGAAGATGTTACCAAAATTTTTGAGTATTACAATCAACGAGACAAGTTATTGTATTTTGAAGCTATGTGTTTGGAGACTGGTCAAGTTATTAAACTAAAGTAGTGAATCAACGGGAGTAATTATGCTATCATTTCAAGAGTTTCAAGAACAAGTTCTAAACGTTTTTAGTCCAAGTGAAAGAGAGTGTAAGTTTTGGAAGAGTTACTCAGATTTCTCGGCAAATATTAATTATCATGGCGTAGAATGGGTATTTTTTCAGATAAAATACATAATAGACGAGAAAGACTGCAATTGCGGGCAGTGGTTTATTCAAAAAACTTACACGCAAGACTGTAAGACTTTTTCGGATTCCTTAACTCAAGGCATAGGAACTATTGATAAACAAACCACAAAACGTATTAACGGTGAGTTACAACTTTTCTCAAAATTCAAAAAGGATGGAGAAACGTTAAATTTAAAGGATTGTTTGAGTCTTTAATGATAAATTAATATCTCACCACGAGACATAAGAGTCGACTATCCAATTACGGATAGTCTAAAGTTGTTATAATAGCTGTAAGGATAACTTGCAGCTATTTTTTAATGATTAACTGGAATCTAGGAAAAGACTTAGCTACTGAAGCTTTTGGGGAAATGGTGTCCGAGTTTGCCCAAGAAATTAACTTTCAGATAGAAGATAGTAAATGGAACTGGCCACGGGAAACCGTGCGTCAAAACGGTAGTGTAGTTGGCTCACCCCGGGACATTGTGGACACAGGTGAGCTAAAAAATAGCCAATTTATTGAAGATGTATCCGATGTTTATAAAGTAATCGGTTACACGGCTGATCATGCCGCTCTTGTCCATGAAGGGTATCAAATAGAGCGTAACGATGGGACGGTGACAGATGTTCCTGCCCGCCCATTTATCGACACGGCTATAGAAGACTATAATCCAATTGAGGCTTATAGTGAAATCTTAAAGGAAAAATTAAATGAGTGAATCAGAATTAAGAGATATTTTATTAGGTATTAGAAACAATTTAAAGATACTTATCGGTATTGACTTAGGCAAGTACGAAATAACAAGCCCTACAGGGCAAAAATTAAATGAAATAGACGCTATTTGGGTGGAGCCTCCTGAATTACCCCCTAACTATAAAGTAAAACCTAATAGCGGCATCGAAGCAATTATTCAAAGAGAGCCTAATCCTTATCACGAAAATTTACTAGGATATACCGTAGGTATAAATAACTATTGCATTACCCTAAAACAGTACAATCTAGAGAAATCCCTAACACCAGTGATTGAAAGGCTTAAATCTTCTCGCTACTGGAATTTTCTAGATCAGCCTCACTTAACTCCTTATACCAAAACCCCCGAAGGGATTATCAGACCAAAAGCGACCTTTAAAATTACCACTGCTAGACTTTTAGGCTTCTAGAGTACACATTTACTAATCTTTTATAGTACAATATAACTAGAAAAGTTTAGTCAGTGATTAGAATGTCCAATCAGATTTTAGAGTTGAACCGGAGTGACAACCTCACCCCTAGCCGTGATACGCAATTTTTTATCTCTGGTGTTTACGGATTTGGAGAGGAACCTCCCACACGAGTAGCTGATTTAGCTGCCGCGATCGTCTTAGGTGATACCACTCTTACCGTAGCGACTGGGGGTTTTGGCCGAATTTTATATGCTGGCACTTTAATTTATGTGGGGACTGCCGGTAATTACGTGATCGTCCGAACAGCGACGACAGCAACCCAGACAGAAATCCAGATCGAACCTTCCAAAATTGCTGCTACCCTTGCTACTCCCGCTCAAAAATGCACAATTAAATCCTGGGTTCCTTTTTTGAGCGCCAAGACCTTCAACGTTGATACCTCTTCTACCGAGGTTACTGATTCTGTCTTCGGTGAAATGGCGGTAGAAAAATTTATCTCTGAGATCATGAGCACTGGATCGGTATCAGGTCCGCTTGTACATGGTGATCCTGGATATGAAATTGTAAAAGCTGCAGAGCAAAGAGGTGATCGAATTTACCTTGAAATTGTCTATATGGGGCAGCGCGGGGGGTTAGCATTCCAGACAAATGTTAGCCAAAATGTTAGTGGTGAAAAAGGCAATTTCCTACAAGCAAACGTAACTCTAACTATTAGTGGCAATGTGTTTGACATTAAACCGATGGCAACGTCGCCATTTTCTCCTAATGTAGCCGATGATCTCAATTAAAACAGTTAAACTCCTTGTTGATGAAAACCAAGAGGTAATGTTAGTCAATTCTAGAATAATCAATAATTACCTCTGGTTTTCTTTCGGTACGTTTGATCGAGAAATAAGTCAACAAGAGAAGATATTAATCGAACCACCAGACGGAACAAAAAACCAAGAAAGAATACAGGTATCTGTGATCATTGATCCTCTGTGGCTCAATACTGAACAAAGTGCAAAAAGAAATCAAAAGGTAAAAATAAATGGCGAAGTTAAGCGTATTAGGCAAATTGAAATTTAATGAAACATTCTTTTTCCCTTTAAAAAAAGAGTGGCTTTATTATATCGAAGACAACGATACTTTACTGGAAAAGATAGATACAATTGCCACTGAAGAAAATGGGGAAATTGGGATTAAGTTTTTAAAACGATACGGAATTAATCCAAGAGAAAACGAGTCGGTTAAGGAATATTTAGAGGCACGGGAAAAAGCTGACAAAGCTTATCTTGAAAAAATTAAAGCCATCGGGCAAAAAACAGGGTTATCCACTGCTGAAATTGAAGGAGTAGTAGTTAACGACGGTTCGATCCGAGAACGAATTGAACAGGTCATGGTTGATGCCCTTGACGGCGTAAAATCTGACAGCGTAGAACAAAAAGTAGAAACCGCCGCTATCGTGCAGCAATCAATTTTAAATAATCGCAAAAAAACAAGAGAACTAACAAGAGAATCTATAGAACTTGTAGAGCCTTATCTCGATGAATTAAACGCTTTATTTAAGGATCGGGAAACAACCTATGAAACTTACAATAAAGCCTTATTAGCTAACTTTCTTGGAAGCCCTCGCCGCGTAGTTAAGCTCAAGGATAAGTCTTCTGTTGATTTCACCATACAAGACATTAATGATCTGTCTCAATTTATGGTAGTGAGACTCTATCAAGACTATCTCTGGCAAGACATAACCCAGTGGCAAAACCCAGAAACTGAGAAACCAGAGCCTGAAAAACCAGAATCAGAGCCAACGGAGGATGACGAAAAAAACGAATAGATAACGCAATTAATGCGCGGTTAGAGGCAATCGCTAACCCCATTAATTGGGAAGAAATCTATTACAAATGGTGTGCATGGGGATTGCCTATCGAAGAGTGGGAAGAGTGGCCAGACTGGTTAATCCTGAAAAAATATTCAGGGATTCAAAAAGTCAAATGTGAAGAGATTAATTCACTATCAGACACAGTCAGTCAGATTGCCGCCATGGTTAACATTTACTTAATGGCTCAATCAAAAGAAAAATCACAGTCTCAACCTCCAAAACCCAGTGATTTTCTTCCTTTCCGGTTTAAAGAAAATAAAAAATATTTTCTTGATCAAGAAACCGCTCAAATTCTGTTAAAAGCTATGCAAGCTGGCCAAGTGCCAGTCTTCGCCACTCAGATAATAGTCGATTGCGGACTATACGACGAAATAATTCAATTAGTAGGGGAGAAAAGCTAATGCCTTTATCACTTGGTACTTTAGAAATCGGTCTAGGGCTAAATACAGCCCAATATGATAGCGGTATTAAATCGGCTAAAGACCAGCTTTCTTCCCTAGAGCGTCGTGTTACTAAACTTGGCACGACTCCACTAAAAATTAAAGTTAGCGTCGATGACCGTCAGCTTTATGGGCTAAATAGTCATTTACTTTTAAAAAGAGTTGACCTCAAGAAAACAGTTGATTTTTACAAAGCAAATCCTATTAAAGTATTTGCTGAAGATGACGCATTAGTTTCTCTTAACCAAGAGTTGCGTGAATTAAAAAAAATATCAGTAGAGATAAGAACACCCTCTAAAATTGTTGTTGAGCATCGGTTTTCTGGGTATCAAGATCGAGTAGAGAAAGCGATTGATCGATCTACTTCTCGGATATCGTCAGAAATTAGGATATCCTCTAGCAAAGGAGGTGTTGCAGGCGCAATTGGCCGCATTTTAATGTCTCCTTTTAAACTTGCGGGACGAGTTCTTGATGACATGGTTACTGGTTATTTCGAGAAACTAGGTCAATCCTTTGCAGAAGAGATAGGCGTAACATCAGCTAAAAATACAGCTAAAAAAATTAAATCCGCAATAACAAAAATTGATGAACAATTAATTGGTAAAAACCAAGTATATGAAACGTTTTTATCAGAATTTTTCAGGTCAGGAAGTATAAAAAAAGCTACACAAGCTTCTTTTCCTCGCACCGAAGTAGGTAAAACTACAGAAAGGCTTCAAAAATTACAAGAAATCGCATTAGTGCCTGCAAATAAACCACTGGAGCGTCTGAGATTAATTAAAGAAAATTCTGAGTTAAATAAAATTTATCAACAAGTATTACAAAAAATAGAATCGGAAAATCCTGGTATCAAGCCGCGAGAAGCGGGGAAAAAAGCCATAGCTCAGTTTTTAGTTGACGCACAGCCACAAACACAAGTATTAAAAGGATTTGTTAATTCTTTTATTCAAGAAATGGCTCCTTTATTAAAATTTATACAAGGGATGAGGTCTTATAGAACATCAGTAGAAAGCCAAAAATATTACAACGAAAGAAAAGCAGGTTTTCCATTACTAAGAGAGGGGGAAGATGTAGTTAGTGTCATTGGAGGAGCGCAATTTAAGGGAGGTCAGGGTGGCAGACAAGTTACTCAATCAATTGAATTATTAGCTCCTAATAAACGATTTATTCCTGTAGAAAATCCTGAAACTGATACTGATAAACAAAACCCTAATCTTTTAGAAAAAATGATTAGGGATAAAATAGCTGAGATTGCCCCTGATTTTGCTGCTGGAGAAACCATAGATACAGCAATTAACGCTTTTCGGCAGGTAGTAAACGCTATTAACCCGTTTGGTTATTCTACAGCCGCAGCGCAAGCAATAGCCAATACCAGATTAGCTGAAGAACAGGGTAAAAAAGGCAGCGTTGTTAGCTATTCTTTAGGAGGAGCAGATAACCTTCAGTATAGTCAAACAGCAGCATATTTGGGAATGCAGCCACGCGCATTAGCCATGGCTTATCCCTTTCTTAATTTTACTCAAAATACACCTAAAGGATTTAATGCAGCGTTGCTAAGTGGAGACCCTCTCGGGTTTGCCAAGTTATTAGGAATTGGAGTCAATACTAACCAATTCCACTCAATTGAAAGTGATACTCCTTTTGGGCTATCAAATCACCACCAAAAACATTTATTTAAAAAACAACCTTTTCTAGATTTATTTTATAAGACTATTAATGCTGAACAGCCAGATATAACCCCAGGTCAACAATCAAAAGTTGTTCATGCAGGCGATAAGCTATATGAAGTATTGGGATCGACTCTACAATTAAAGTCACTTAAAGAAACAGGGGAATTTGATAAGACTCTACCTTATCATAGATTCTTGCAAGGATACAGCAGTGGCAGTCCTAACGTAAGCGTAGAAGGATTTATTGCAAAGTTTTTCGAAGGGCTTCGTCTTATATCTTCTTTTGATACAAAAGAATTACAGCCTGTGTCACAAGCTTTAAAAAGTTTAATGGAACCTTTAGTTCCATTTATAGCTGAAAAATTTAGACAAGGGGGTGCAAATTTACCAGAAAATCCTCAAGATTTTGCTGGGTATCAAAAGTATCAACAAGAAGCAAAAAGTATAAACAGCGCATTATTAGAATTTAAATCAGGAAAACTTGCTAATATTCCTAGCTGGTATGCCGGAAATTTAGAGCCTAACGAAGTTAAAAGACGGACAGAAAAGATTAGAACCGAAACAATACCGTGGTTTACTTCTGAAGAAAGTACGTTTGGGCAAACTTACACAAAAAAAATTGTTGAAGCATACAAAAAAATAGCTGATGTTGCTGATGAATTTATTAAGACAGGAGGAAAACTATCGCAAAAAACCAAAGACAGTATAAAAACTTTTGAAGTTGATGAGTTTTCTGGAGAATTAACAAGTTTTCTAAATACACGCCTTGACACATCAACACTACCAAAAGAAGAAGAAATAAGACAATTACAGGTTGCTGTTCCTGAAATTTTTCTAAAAAAGCAATCAGCTATTTTAGCTTACAACAAACTTCTTGATGCCGTAGGTAAAGAAATTCTTCCTGGTATTTCTGAAATCAAAAAAATTGGTACAGGATTTCTTGGAGCCGTTGCTCTTCTTTCAGATAATCTTGTTTATAAAACTGATCTTGACCCAATAGGAGCGACAAAAATTGCGTCAGAAAATGAAATTAAGGCTTATGAGAAATTACAAGGTCGTTTGTCTCCTTTATTGTACAAAGCAGTTCCAGGTCAGGCTTTAATTACTGAAAGAACACAAGGTCGTCCTTTAAAAGAAATACTTGATCGAATTGCACGTCCTTACAAAGAAATTCAGCAAAAAATACAGGAAGCTAATAAAGCATTAGAGTTAGCTATAGACAACAAAGATGCGACTAAAATCGAAGAGCTAAAAGTATTAACCAAAGAATTACAATCATCTGCTAAAAAAGAACACAATCGTTTTAATAAAGCTGCATCTATTCTATATCGACAAGTAGGACAACTTGGAGCATCTTTACAGGAAATGGGTGTTGTTCATAATGATTTAGCTGCAGCAAATGTATTTTTTGCACGAGGTGGAATTACTTCAATTGATCTCGGAAATGCAAAAGTTGATCCGACTAGCAGTGATAAATTTAACGATAGAATTACTACTATTCAGCGAGCAATCATTGATTCTAACTATTACGGATTGATGGATCCTCTTAAAATAATAGGCGCAATTCAATCTGGCTACTCAAAACCTTTTGCTACTCAAGTTTCTGATTCTAATGCCAGACAAAAATCAGCCATTATCCCTCAGAAAAGAGAAATTAACGAGACTCTTCTTTCTCCTGTAGTAACAGGAGAAGCAATTCCATTAGGTTCATATACACCAACTTTATTAAAGCAAATCGTTAGTGATTTTTCTTTGCCTACTAAAGAAACTGTTTTCGCAAAAATAGATACTCCCGAACAAAAAAAAGAACAACCAATTCTAGATAATCAACCACAAAAACTTAATGATTTAGCTGTAGCAGCTAAATCAAAATTAGAAGATGTTTTAGCTTCACGACTTGGTACTCCTGATAAATCGGGAGAAATTCAGTACCTTAGCGGGAATGAAGATTTTGCAGAATTACTACAATTAACTCTTGTAAGAGAATTAAAAACAGCAAGCCTTCTACTTTCAAAAGCTTTCCGAGACACATCTCTTGACGTTGTTAAATTTGGTCAAGTCGTTTATGCGGTAATGCAAGCTTTAGAGCGTCCAGTAATGGCTTTACCTGGTGCTGCAATAGGTAAAAAAGCTATTCAGGTAGGGGGAACGGCTGCTATGGGTGCGGCCGCTCTCCACGCTCTCCCGATGGGGCTAGATGCCACGGTTGTCAATACTATGCGAGATATTCTTGCAGGGGCGATGAGTGCCGGCGGTCGGGAAATGATCCAATCTGTAGCCACACAAATGACTCAAGCTTTTAGCGGCTTGCCGTTTGGAGTGGGGCAACAGCTAACGGAAGCAGTAGTGCAGCTTGTAACCGAAATAACTAACGGCACTATCAGCGTCCTATCGCAGGGGGGAGCAGTTGCTGGATCGGCGTTAATGGCCGGTGAAGGTGTTAAGAAGCTCTTGGGAGCGGCTACCAGTAATGTCCCTAAATTAATTAGCAAAGAAGAACAGCAAAAAATTGAGGGTAAAACCCAGAAAGTATTAAAAGCGGCAAAGAATAAAGCTGATTCTCTGATTACCACTGAAATAACTCCATATTTCGATGAGAGGGTCTTCCCAGCAAGCAACCCTATTCCAGCTAACATCAAGGCAATTAACCCAGAATATTACACGGTAAAACAATTACGAGGGTTGGCCAGGGATCAAGGAATTGACGTACCAGCATCAGGAGCAGGAGCCAGAAAAGAGGAAATATGGAAATCGTTAACTGAAAAATTTAACCCTGACCAACTAACTCGACTTTTACTAACAACAAAAGCAAGTGATAGAACAAAATTAGGGAAAAAAGAACTTAGTGGATTCCAAGTTGAAACAAGAAAAATTTCCGCTGATTTTATTAAAACAATTGGCAGTGGCATACAAAGCATCACCCAACAAATTAATACTAATAAAGATATTCAATCTTTAAAGACCCTTTTCTCTCAATTAGAAAAAATTAAAACGGGTATTGCATCAATAAGAGCTAACCCTGAATTTGATACGACAAGTATTAATAAATCTTTAATCGGCTTTGTAACCTTAATTGACAATCTGTTACTTAATGCCAAAAGTCAGATACAATCCAAGAATATTCTTTTACCTGCATCTACAAGCAATCTACAGACTGAGAATATTCCTTTACGCGTTACTGAAACTCCGAATCCGTTAAAAAGGGTTCCTCAAGAAAATAGCCCGACTTCCCCTGGCTGGGTAGGAAAACTTCCGATCTCAGACTTAAATCTTGATCCAGAACGATTCCAGTATAAACTTGTACACGGCAAAACTGGATCGACTGGTTCTTTATCTGGTGTTGGTAGATGGGATGATGATTTAGCGGGAGTTGTCAGTGTTTGGCGCGATCCTAAAGACGGGAAAGTTTATGTAGTTAATGGACATAATAGACTTAATTTAGCCAAAGATTTAAACGTCAAAGATATTACCGTCCGATTGTTAAATGCTCAGTCAGCCCAAGAAGCTAGGGCTAAAGGGGCAATGATTAATATTGCAGAAGGACGCGGTACAGCTATAGATGCAGCCAAGTTTTTGCGAGACATGAATCTAGCTGACAAAGAATCGCTTAAAAAAGCTGGCATACCGATGCGAGATCGAGTAGCTTCTCAAGGACTTGCGTTAGCTCAATTACCACAGGAGTTGTTTGATCGTGTCGCCAGTGGAGATATACCTGAACTTAGGGGTGTTCAGATTGGCGGCAGTGGACTTAAGGAATTTCAGCAAAGAGAGTTAGTTAAATTAATTGAAAATTTCGAGAAAAAAGGAAAGAAAGTAACCGAATCAGTAGTTTCAGAGTTAATTGATACGTTGAACGCTAGTACAGTTGATACTGTAGAACAATTTGATTTATTTGGATTATCCACGACACAGCAAACAGATACTTTAACTCGCGCTGAGGTACAGTCTGCATTAAGAAATCGTATAGTAGCCGATAAACAGGTATTTGGCTCTTTAACTTCTGATAAAAAAGCCGCAAAACTACAAACTGCGGGTAATCAAATTAACATAGAAGAAAATAAAGCAATTGCAGATCAAGCAGAACAAGCATTAAGGGTTTTTGATCAACTTAAAAATACAGCTAGTCCAGTTTCAAGCATTATTAATGAAGCAATTACATTAGTTAAAGAGCAAGGTATGACAGCAAAAGCTGCTACTGATGCTGTTTACGACAAATTAAAACAGATTGTACCTCAATTAGCTAAAGGTGGTTTGGAGTCAGGTAAGAACCTTAATGAAGGTTTAGAAAAAGGATTAAAGGATACTAGCGCAAGCGACATCGCCTACCAGAACGCTCTTAAAATAGTAGATCAAATTGATAAAGGGCTGGGAAATGCTTCACCATCTTGGAAGGGGGAAGAAGCGGGAGAAAACCTAATTAAAGGTGTGGCAATTGGAATAGAAAAAGGAATTTCTTCTTTTGATTTTCGGAGTTTAGCTAATGAAGTTGTTAAAGGATTTGAATCAGGTTTATCACTTGGCGATATTGAAAAAATTATTCAATCTTATTTTGATGTAAATATTCCTAACTTAAAAGATTTAGCTGTTGAAGCGAAAATGATGGGGTGGGAAGGTAAACCAATTGACGGGCTACTAGAAAAAAAATTAAGCAAATTCCCTCTATCAAAAACTTTTACTCCTGTTGAACCCCCAAAAAATGATATTATTTCTTATCCTACCCCTACACGATTAATTGAATCAAGCTTGCCATCGGAAAATGCGTTAGCTTCTGCTAGTATTAGACTTAAGCAATTATCTAATTTTTACGCTGGACATAAAACAGCTTTTGCAAATCTCCAAGCTATTTTAACACAAGGAATAGACCCTACTTTTAATCAATGGAGTTTAAGAAGAGACAGATTTGATTTTGAAAAACAAGTTTTCAAGGAACCTGTTGCTTATAGCGCAATTAACTCTTTTTCCGAACCGATCAAAGGAAATGATTACTATGGCGATGCTGAAATAATGCTCGATATAGCAAAAATTGCCAACCGATCAACATTTACTAGAGGTGACTCTGGTGCTTTTTGGAGAAATCCAAGCGAGATAATAACAAATCCTTTGTCTAGCTTTACACCAGACCAATACAATCGCAGACCTAATGAGATACTTGAATACCTTGAGGTTCAAACTACTGGCAAAATTGATCCGTCTGATTTTTTAGGCATTAATTTAGGCGATATAGAAGAAAAGTACAATATTTACGGACGCAAACTCATTGAAGTTATTGCATCTTCTTTAAGTGCTGGCGTTCCAGTATTCGCAAAAAACCTTGAAGCGATTAGTTCGATGTTTTCCAGTGATGGCAAACAGTCTGGGTTAAATTATATTAAGGGGTTAAATATTGGATTACAAAATAATAATAGCGAAAAATACGCTTTAGATGTTGCAATTGGAATTATCGACGCAACAAATAAAGGACTGGGGAATGCTTCACCATCTTGGAAAGGCAAAGAAGCGGGGGAAAACCTAATAAAAGGAGTAGAAAACGGTATTAAGAAAAAAGAAAATCAATTAACTAATAAAATAAAAGAACTAACCACTAAAGTCGTCAAAGAGTTACAAAAAGGATTATCTAATTCTGCCGCGAAAGGACTGTTAGCTACTCTTGCTATAGCTTCTAGTGGAATGCCTGTCAATGCACAGCAGTTTATCCAGACAGAATCCTTTAAGGGGGTCACGATGAACCCTGCCACAACCGGGGTAGAGGTTGTTAAGCAAGTTGATGTTGATAAAAAAGCTTTTCAAGATAAACAGGCAATTGCTTATAGCTCTGGTCCGATGTTTGATAAATTTTTCTTGCAAGACAAAAACCAGCAAGTAAACATGATTGCCGATGTTGTCCAGAGAGGACAAGTTTTGCAGTTATCTCGTAATCGTGCGGCTGCAGAAGAAAGGGGTTTTATCGGTATTAACAAACAAGGTAATTTAAAATTTGGTTATGGCGGAGCTAAATCAAATAAATTAACCAATTACGATACTTTTATCGGCGGTCTTCATGTTTTATATAATGATGAAGTTCAACAGCCAGCTAATTACAAAGGAGGCTATCATAGCTCGTTAAAACAGCAGTTAGCTTATGAAATTCCTCGTCCTAGAGTATTTTTCGGTAAAACAAAAGAAGGTAATTTAACTGTTATGGAAAGTCAAAAAGATATGACTCCACAACAGTTAGAGAAATATACTCGCTCTATGGGATTTGCTGCTGTTATGCTTCCCGATCATGGAAATATGGCAAGGTTAACAGTGCCAGATAAGTCATTAAGTCGCATTCTACCACAATCTTTAGGAGGAACTGGAAAATCTACCCCTTACCAATTAAGATTTTTTGAACGTCCTCAAATAGAAAGCAACCAAGCGAAGCTATCAGAATCTTCTAGTGTAGTTACCCCTCCTGTTGAAAAAGAAAAAAATCTTTCAACAAGCAATGTTTTTGACGCTGTTGCTGATAGAGAACTGCCTATTAGTCTTCAATTAACAGCTAACGAAATACTACCAGTTAAACATATTTCTAGAAAAGTTGAATCTGCTGATAAAGCATTAACTAACGATCTGCTAGAATTTATAGGCAATTATGGGTTAACCGTTGCTTCTTTATTGAGTTTGCTTGGAATAACTGGAAAAGTTGCATCTAAGCTAAAAAAAGCAAGTCAACGACAAAAACCCTTAGAAGCTATTCCAATTATTGAAAATATACCACAGCCAAAACAGCCAAATAATACTAATCTATCTCGCATTATAGATGTTGAGTTTAGCGTTATTGAAAAAAAACTTCCTCTTTATACACCGTCTCCTATCCCTGATCCATGGAAGGATGTACATGAAATAGTCAGACCAATTCCGCCAAAACCAATATTTAATAGTTACGAGGCTATAGCTAGGAAGCAGGTCGAAATTGACGATCAGATATTATTAAATATCAAAAGTCAATTACAAAAAGTAGAAGAAAAAGTTAAAACATTCAAGACTCCCAAGATTACATCTTCTGTTCAATCACAAACATCAAGCGGCGGAATGCCTCCTGTCCCTCCTATTAACCGACCTGTTGCTTCACCTGATCCGTGGGAAAATATCGGTAGTAGTGGACAGCCTCCTAACCCTCCTATTAACCGACCTGTTGCTTCACCTGATCCCGAACCTGAACCAAATAAACAGGTAAAATCAGCAAGCGAAATGGCGAAAGAATATCTTGAGGATATTAAAAAAGCTCGTCAATTACTAGAAAAACAGCAACAAATATTAGAACAACGCAAAAAACTTCTTTCCGAAGCACTTCCAAAACAATCAACACGAGAAGAAATTCTTGATGACTGGAATAAAAAACGAGACAACATTTTCAACGCTCTCGATAGTATTGAAAAAGCGGGCGTTTCTAGTGGTTTTACAGACGGCATCGTAACTGGACTAAAAGCCGTTATTGCCCAAGCGGACGGATTTATTAATTTCCTCTCGGTCGGCGGCAAAGCACTCAGAACTCTCGACCAAGAACTTAATGCTGCTACAGGAGGTATGATTAGTCTTGGTAAAAGTGCTATGGCGGTGATTGGGGGATTTGCTCTTTTCAAAGGAGCAGAATTCTTATTACGACCTCTATTTTTTGCTATTGACGATATTCCTTTTAGGATTCAACAAGCTGTTACTGATTCTTTACTTGCCTTTACTGAGTTACAAAGAATTAAATTAAATTTAAATCTTGCCGGTGTAGGCAACGTAGAACAATCTCTTGACGCTTTAGTGGCAAGGGCTGACAAATTAGGAATATCCTTTAAAGAATCCGCTATTGCTTATAGCAGATTCAAATTAATTACTACTGATTCTCCACTACAAGCGCAGGCAGATAATATTTTTGAAGGATTCCAAGAGGCATTAGCAGCGCGACAAACCAATGCCCAACAACAAGCTGAATCTTTTAGAGCTATCGGGCAAATAGCCTCTAAAGCTGTTGTTTCCGTTGAAGAATTCACACAGCAATTGAGCGAGTCAGGAGGGTTAAACGACGCTTTAAATGTAGCCGCCCGATCAATAGGGCTGACCACTGCTCAATTTTATCAACAAGCATCAGCAGGCAATCTCTTGGCACAAGATGTTTTACCTCGATTAGCGGCTGAATATAAACGGATGAGTGCTGGAGGTCTTTCTCTTTCTACCGGAACTTTACAATCGGAAATCTCTCGATTCCAGAACAATACCGAACAGCTTCAAATGCAGTTAGGGGAAAAAATTGGAGTAGTCGCTTACCCTGCTTTACAGGCATTAAATGCCGGCTTAAGTACCTTAAATGACAATCTAGGGACGGTGGCATCAGTGGGAGCCGCAGGGTTACTGTCAGTCATGGGATTCTTAGGAAAATCAGTCATGCAATTTGCGGCAGCTGGTCGGTTAGGAGCCGTTGCCAGTGCTGCTATGAGTGCATCCTTACAAGCTGCCGGAGTAGCGTCTCTATCTACAGCTACAGCCATGGGTAAACTAAAAGTATCTATAAACCTTGCTACTTTAGCAGGAATAGGATTAATTAAAGCATTGGCTATCCCTACTGCGGTGATAACTGGTATTCAATTTGTTTATAACGCATTAAATGCTGGTAGCGAAGAACTAAAACAAGCTGTAAGAACCCTAGAAGAGTCTAAAAAAGCTCTTGATGTTTGGCAAAACAAAACCGATAACAGTAATCGCAAAGGTTTAACAAGCTTTTTGCCTGACATGGAATTGTCTGGAGGAGAAAAGTTTTTTAATGTTCTAACACTAGGGCTTGTTTATAATTCTAAATGGCTTATGTCACTATTAGAATTACGACAAGGACTAGAAAACATTGATAAATCTCTGGCTACTGGAGTCGGAAATCTCAAAGAATATCAAGACACTTTATCTAATTTTTCAGGTAGCAAGCAATTTTCATCTGAATTACAAGAAATCAGAAATAATTTAGCTTTAGTCAGAGCAGAAAGAACAATTGCAAGCGCAAAAGGAAACGACCGATCTGTAGCTGAATTTAACCAGCGAGAGCAGGATTTAATGAAGCAAGAACAGGAGCTAATTAATAAACAGTTAGGTCCCGTTGGGTCAAGAATTACTGCTGACCTTCAACAATATGAGATAGCGTTAGCATCGTTAGAGCAAAGCTTTAAGAATAAAGATATAACTGATATTGCTTACAAACAACGTAAAATAGACCTCTTGACTATAATTGGTCAACTAAAAAAAGCGGAACAAGATTATCTACAAGTCTTGAAAGACCAAGAAAAAGAATATAGAAAATTACAAGTTGCCTTTGATCTTGCTATAAGAACAAGAGCTAATGCTAATTTTGCTAATGAAGGAAATAGTTTAAGTCGTTCAATTGGATTAAATCAACAATTTGCATCAGGGAAAATTAATGAATTTCAGTTTAATGTTGAAGTTCAAGAAGAAAGCTTACAGACTGCTAAAGAGCGTATTGCCACTTTAGGCAATTCAGCTAACTCTATCTCTAATATTTTAAACGAAAGGCTATCTGAATCTGCCAATAAAGTTTTAAGCACTTACTTTAAAGAAGACTTAAAACAGCTAAATGTAGCGAGTTTTGGTGAAGCAATTGCTGAAAATTTACTCTCTCCTGATGCTATTCAGCAAATAATGGATCAGTATGAATCTGACCTAAAAGACAACGCCGCTTTAAGAGCTATTTTAAATCAGGCTAAAGAATACGCAACTGCTCGACGAGATATTTTAAACACTGAGAGAGAAATTCAGCAAATTAGTCGGGAGATTATTGTCGAAAGAAAGAAAAGACAAATACAAGAAAAACAAGCTAGTGGAGAAATTGTTAAAGCAGAACAACTCACTAATCTAGCTAATAAAACCTCCTCCAGTCAAAATATTAGCTACGGACTGGAACAAACCAAGATAAACTTAGCGGCTCTTTATAATCAATTAGCCTTAGAGCAAGAAAAATTAGTATTAAACGTAGATGATCCTTTAGCAGTAAAAACAGCTATTGCAAATATCACACAGCAAATAGCTGAAACCGAACTATCTTTAAGAGATCAGCAAGAACAAATACAAGACTATTACCGCAACCTTGACCGTCAGATAATCGACTTTAATCGTCAGATTGAAGATTATAGAAGACAGATTGAAGACGCTCAACTGTCAGCATTTAAAGAGAATCGTTCCCTATCTGAAAGTTACAGTGATTTAGTCAGGGAACTCGATAAGAACCTCTTGAATGCCCAAAATCAGTTACTAGATACGACTGATAGAATCAGGGTACAGCAAGTTAAAAATCGGTTATTGATACCCGGTACAAGCGACGCTGGTAAAGAATTAGGTGAAATTTTCCTAGAATTTGTCCAGGGACAAGCTGACCTTGCCAGTCGCGGACGCACCTTCCAATCCCGAACCGAGGAAATAGAAACTTCCTATATCTCTACTCTAAGAAATATCCGTAATCTACAAGAGCAACAGCAAGACGCTGAAAGAAATAGACTGAGAACGATTGAGGATATTAAACGGACTCAAGAAAACCTCAATCGTACTCTAGCTGATTTAATCCGACAAACCAATAAAGAATTAGGCTTTATTCCCCAATCAATCAAGGATATTGTCACAAATCTTAATACACTTCCAGAGCCAATTAAATTAATCAATTCTGAGTTAGTGGCTATTCCCCCAAATATCAAGACTTCTGGAGAAGACTTAGTAAAAAGTATAGAGGAAACTGCTGAGGCAATTAGAAAAGCTAAGGAAGGAATAATATTACCGGCTCCCAGTAATTTCACCCCTGCTCCTGTGTGGAATGGGGGAGGGTTTTTACCGCCGACACCGCCACAGTCGTCTTCAATTCCCAAAGGATTAACACCACGCGGTCAAGAATTATCTCAGCATTTAAACAATCCTCGCGTCAAAGCCTTTCTTGATGTTATTGCTTACGCAGAAGGTACTGCCAAGATGCCAAATCAAGGATATAACACCCTTTTTGGCCATGGACAATTTAGTTCTTTTGCAGACCATCCACGCCGAAGAATCCCGTTTGGATCAACCACTTCATCGGCATCTGGAAGATACCAGATCATGGATTTTACATGGGATGAAGAAAAAGCGAAATTAGGATTAAAAGATTTTTCTTCTTTCTCTCAAGATTTAGTCGCATTAAGCCGTATTTTAATGAGAGGTGGATTGGACGAGCTTCTTAAGGGAGATATTCCTGGGGCAATTAACGCAACCCGCACAGAATGGGCATCTTTCCCAGGGGCTAATTACCCAGGGCAAGGTATGAAACGGATGGAAGACCTGTTAAAGGTTTACGATCAGTCTTTACGAAAATACCAACCAAATGCCCCTCGTACTCAATCCGAACTAGACGCACTGCGATATGACGGCAATCCTGCTAACAGCGGAGCATCAAACCGTATTCGACAAATCAGAAGAAATCAAGGTGGTTCACCCACTCCATCAACTTCCACCCCTAACCCTTCTCCATCAGTTCAGCAACAAATCACTAACAGATTACCAAAAAATATTCAATCTGTTTTAGTTCAAGAAGTTGGCGGAAAAACTGTATATTCTAAAAATGCTCAAACACCCCCAGCGTCGCCAGCTAGTACAATTAAAGTTATTATTGCTGATTTGATTGCCAAAGAAATAACAAGCGGAAAACTTTCCTTAAAAGATGCTATCGCTATAAAATTGCCTTTGGTTGATCCACACGGACAATTAAAAGCCAATCAAGTTAGAACAGTTGAACAGTTAATACAATTAATGCTAGAAAAGTCAGATAATACGGCAACTAATGTTTTAATTGATCAGCTAGGTGGGCTAACCAGAGCTACAGAATTAGCCAAAAAAGAAGGTTATAAAAACACTACTATTTCTAGGTATTTAAATATACCAGGCAGTGGAACTCCAAACATTTCAACAGCACAAGACGTAACGTTAGCTATGCAGTCTTTAATTAAAAATCAAGATCCTGCAAGTCAATTAGCTGAACAATCTCTGAGACAAACAAGAAATTTTAAGTACAATAATGAAATCGGCGGAAAAATTGGAAATAACTCTAAAGTTATTGGTAACGTTGGACTGGTAAACATTAATGGGAAAGAATATATTGTAACTGCTTATGCAAACATTAACGGCAATCAACTAAATAATCGAACAATAATAACTAATGCTACTAATGCAATTAGCCAATCCATTAAAGACTCCACACCTAACCCTTCTCCTGTCCCCTTGCCCACTTCTGTTCCTGTTTTACAACCTCCCCGTGTTTTAACAAAAGAAGAAACAAAAGAAGGAAAAGGTGGTCCAGAATTTAGTAGTCCCCCACCTATAGCCCAATTACCAACTTTACCTAATCAAAATCAAGATAACTTCTGGGATGCCGATTTACCACCGGTTCCTAAAGACAATCCGATTAACTTCCAGAGTCCTAATTTACCGCCCGTTCCTAATCTTCCTACGGGTAATCTTGATGCGGCCGCTGATCAAATTCGCAACGCTGAAACAGCCAACCAAAACGCTGACGAGCTTTTAAGACGACTAGAAGAGCAACAAAATCTAAACAATGCTCTTGACAGATCAATAAAATTTAGACAGCAGCAAGAGGAAGAAGCTCGCAACTTAAATAGAACTATTCGTGACGCATCTGAAAGCGTTACCGATTTAACAATAAATTCTAAAGGCTATTTAACGGTTCAAGAGGAAATTAATAAGTCTGCCACAGAAGTTTCTCGTCAATATCGCTCTCAAATTGAATCCTTGCAAGACCAGCGACGGACTTTACTTTTAAATGCTGACGCTCAAAAAAAATACAGCGACGCAATAAAAGAAATCTTAGGAGAATTTCAAGAAAAAGGTATAGCTCTTCCCCCTGAATTTGTCAAAGAGATGACAGATAGTATCGAGGTTTTAGCTAAAAACGCTGAATTAGCTAAAGAACGGGTAAGAATTCTCGATCAAGCAATTGAACAATTAGGCAAGAATCAGGGAGTAGCTACCTTAGAAGCATCATTTAGAAAAACCAGAGATACAGTCAGGAGCATTCGTGATCGGTTAAATGATTTAACTGTCCAAAGAATGCAACTAGAATTTCAGTCTCGACCGACTTTATTTGATGATTCTGCTATCTTTGCTGAACGTATTAGCCTACAAAAAGAAAAAGAGGAATTAGAGGATTATTTAGAACCTTACAAAGACTTACCACAATACGCTGAATATGTGGCCAATATCCGATCAGAATGGGAAAAGCTTGCAGAATTAAGGTTAGAACGAGCGGAGTTAGACGCTTCTCCAAATCGTGGCGCAGCTGAAAGCTTTTTCTCTGATATTAGAGAAGGAAAAGGAATAGGATCAGCTTTTAGTAGTCTTGGCTTAAATATTGCAACTAAATTTGTCGAGGGTATTACCAAGCCTGCTATCGATGCCCTAACTTCTGCTATCGATGGTTTTACTAAACCAATAACTCAGGCATTTGAGTCAGTATTTAATGCAATCATCGGGCCAGTAGGCAACTTCTTTACTAATGCCCTAAACAGTATCTTTAAACCAGTAGGTAACATCTTTTCCTCTATTTTTGGGGGAGGTGGCGGAGGTGGCTTATTTAACGGGCTACTTAGTGGAATAACAGGGATTTTTAGTGGGGGACTAGGCGGACTTGGTTCGATTGGGTCACTTGGTAGTATAGGAGCCTCTAGCTTTGCTTCTGCTCCGGCTTCTGCCTTTTCTCTAGGTACAGGATTCAGCCTATTTAGTGATGGTGGAAAAGTTGGGGATGCCAATGCTCCGATAGAGAAAAATATCATTTCAGCTTTTCAGCGCGAACGAGCAATGTCGGGAGGCCGAAAACCTCGATTAATCGTAGCTAATGAAGGCGAATTGGTTCTTACCCCTAAAGAAACAGAAGCTTATCTAGACTACAGAAATAATGCTCCTATTAAGAACTATGCTAATGGGGGATTTGTCGGGGGTAAGCCTAATTACTCCACAACCTCAAATAACAATAACTCTAATCAGTCTTTGGTAATTAATAACACCAATAACGTGACTGTAGAATCACGGAATGATATGGGTTATAGTTTGAATCAATTAAAAGAACGGGAAAATACACAAAATGAACGAACTAAAAAACGATTCTTTGGGTAATCAAATTGTTACCGAAGCTCTTGAATGGCTCGGTACTCCCTGGTTTCATGGTCAATCCCTCAAAGGTATTGGAACCGATTGTGTAGGATTTATCGCTGGCGTGGGGATTAAAGTCGGATTCTTGCCCCATGATTTCATTATTGAAAACTACGAACGGATTCCCCGGAATAACTTCTTAGTCAAATTTCTTGATCGCTTACTAGATAGGGTTGAAGGTGATCTGTGTAAAGGTGATGTTCTAATGTTCCATAAGTCAGGGGTAGATGGTCATGTAGGCATCTATTTAGGAGATGGGGAGTATATTCATGCTGACTCAATAAATGGCGTGATGAAGACCTATATTCATGAATACCCGCCTGTACTGGTTTATCGAGTACCTGCTTCAGGAGTGGTAAAATCATAGAAAATTACGATAACCCCGATGAGAAAGATTGCTTTAAGCTTATTGTTTTTAGGAATGATGCCTACCGTGGCACTGTCTCTCGATACTCAAACTCAAGAGATACTTGAGAAAAGAACTTGTCAGTATCTCAAGTCTGGACTGACACTGGGAGAAACTATGGGAGCGATTAGATATGCCGTTGAACAGAACAGTAGTTCGAGGTCACAGTACGAACCAATTAATATTTGGCGTGATTATTTTATCAACGAAAGAATAAGGAAAATCCTTGAAAACGCTAAAAAAAGATGTCCAGAGTTTTTTTCTCGTAACTAAGAACCCATACCGTGGGAAGTTGGATTGTTGATAGATTGTAAATAACCCTATCTACAACCAAAACCGTTACCCTGTAACGGTTTTGGACTTTGTAGATGCCGTTGATGCTTTATAGAGGAAAAAAGAAAATGGGGTAAAAAGGAAAGACAGCCTCAACAGTAAGAGCGTAAAAAAATAATATCGGGGGATAGTGTCAACAGTATCAACAAAGTCTAGAAGCTATATATATCAAGGGTTCTATTGTTAATAACAATATCTACAATCTAATTACAATCTAACAACGCCTGCCAGCATAGGACACTAAAAAAGAGAGAGGATTATTTTAATCCTCTCTCTTTAACTATTTCTTTCTTCTTACTAGAATCGTCAGGCAACTATTTAACGAGATTCAAGAGTTTGGAGTTGTCGCATTTCAAATGTCGAAACCCCTAGAAGGCTCTAGCGGCGGTCGTCCTGAGCGTTACTGCTACCTGAATGAAGAGCAAGCAACTTTAGTGCCGGTCTATGAACTGGCACTTTTAACACTAGCTATCCCAATAACATCCTTGAGTATCAGTCATCGGGTAAACTTCTAATTAATTCCCGAACTACCTCGGTTATTGACCGCTTCTGGGAATCACAGTAGGTTTTTAGTTTTTTATATTCAGGTAGCGAAGTACGGACGTTAAGAGGATAATAATTTTTAGGCTTATTGTTTGACATTTCTATTACGCTTATGGTAGATTTAAATTAGTCAAATATAGTTTAGCATCTTTTTTACTACAAGTTATGTCTAATTCTCCAGAAGTGCAACAAAATTTTAATGCTCCTGTTTATGGAGTAACTGGAAAAATTGCCAAAGATCAAACAGAATTAAAATTTGATTATATTGTTAGATTTATTGCTTGGACTAACTTAGATAGCAATATATCGCAAGAAAGATTACTTACAAAAAAGATTTTGATCGCAATTACTTCTGAATTAGCTAAAAAGTCTGGTAAATTTGACGACACTAACTATTGTTCTGTTTTAGTTGCCCCAGAGATTTTTGAAAAATTTATCGTCACTGAAACAGGATTAAATTATACGGTTCAGACTGTTGATGTACTAAGACTATTATACTGCTGGGAAGAGTTAGGTTTTCCCCTTCATATTGATACTACTGGCTTTAGCTTTTATAAGGGTTGGGCTATAGGTTCTGATGTGGGAACTGGTATCCCAAAAAATCTTTAGACTTCTTACTTGACATTTCTATAAAGCTTATGGTAGATTTAGGTAAGAATAAAGGAAGGTCGATCCATGAAAACCATGCTAGTCAAAAAAACTATTGCGGACATAAAGCTTAACCTTAATGCTACTCAGCGAACCTATATTGATCGCTGGATGGACGAGATTAAAGCTGTCTGGAATTTTGGGTTAGATCTACTGATGGAATATCAGCTTAATAAGTATTACGACGAGCTTGAGCAAATAACAGGAAAACCAGTTAAACGGGTTAAACGTCGTTTAGCTAAAAAACCTCAATTTATTGACTCCCTAAAAAACGAAAAAGGTAAATCCCTTCCTAATCCCCTTTACACCCCTAAATATTTAACTGGCAAGCAAAAAGTTAAAATACAGATAGCTAGAGAAAAAAGACAAAAAGCAGGTTACTCTTATCCTGTTCATATCCCTATTCAACGGCGGTTAAAATCTGATAATTATTTTGGGTTATGTGGCTGTATTACAAAAGAAAAATGTCCAGAACTATGCAAAGACATCCCTATGGCTTTTGTTAAAGGGGTTTTAAAAAAGCTTGCTGATTCTTGGAAAGCTTACACCAAACTTGATAAAAAGAATTTAGACAGAAAACTTCCTAGATTTAAAAGAAAAGAAGATAAAATTAAATCTCTTTATTCTGAGATCAGCGATTGCGCTGTTAGAAAAGGGGATAAAATATCTATAGGTAGCTGTGGTAAAACATTAGGCGATTTAAAGATTATCAACAATACCTTAGACATTCGGTGGGGTGACAGAAAAGCCTCTACCGTATCAATTATCAAATACCCATCGGGATATTATCTAAGTCTATTTGGTGAATTTGAAGTAAATGATCTACCTGATTCTGATAAAGCAATCGGTATTGACGTAGGACTAGAATATATAATTAGTACCAGCGACGGGCAACAAATTGACCCGCCCAAATACTATAGAAAACAGCAAAAAAGACTAGCAAGACTGCAAAGAAAAACCGCTAGACAGTATAAAGCAGGGGAAAATAAAGACGGCAAAAATCTCGCTAAAACTCGTGCTAAAGTTGCCAAAACTCACGAAAAAATAGCAAGACAACGCAAAGGATTTAATCATGCCCTAAGTACCGATATTGCTAGAAATCATGGCGCTGTAGCCGTAGAAGACCTCAACTTAAAGAATTTAATGCGACGACCTAAACCGAAAAAAAGAGAAGACGGTAAAGGCTACGAACGCAATAACGCGAAAGCCAAAGGGGGATTAAATAAATCCTTTGCTGATGCTAGTTTAGGACAATTAACTGGTTTTCTTGAAACGAAAATGAAAGCTCCCAACCGAGAGTTTATCAAAGTTCAACCAGCTTACACCAGTCAAGATTGTCCTCGCTGTGGCAATCGTGTTAAAAAAAGTTTATCAACCCGCACCCATAAATGTTTAGAGTGTGGATGTACTTTACCCAGAGATGTGGCCGCCGCAATCAACATCTTAGGGAAAGCAGACTTCGTAAGAAGCTACCCGGCTTGTACCGGGGAAGTTAAGCCTCTGAAGGATTTCGATAAGGAATCAGCGCAGGAGGAATTACTTGACAAGTCCAGCCGATTGTTACTCGGCGAAGAAACCCTCGAAACCTTACTGGTTTTGACCTCCGAGCCAGTGACACCCAAGAAAAAAACAAGGAAAAGGTCGATCCACTCGCAACCCGCGCAAACAGTCAACGCAGGCTATACGCAGCTTACACTCTGGGAGACTGGGTAACAATCGGCTTGACTTGTTAAGTAGATTGCAAGCCAGAACCGCTAAAGTGTCTGGATCGGTGGGTTTTGTAACAATCGGCTTGACTTGTTAAGTAGATTGCAAGGGAACCGTCCACAATCCCCACAATCTAATCGGTAACGTAACAATCGGCTTGACTTGTTAAGTAGATTGCAAGAAGTCTTTAGTCGCTTTTTCGTATAATTGCGGTCATTCCGTAACAATCGGCTTGACTTGTTAAGTAGATTGCAAGAGCTTCTTAATGGCAATCAATAGAGGCTTTAAGGATAGTAACAATCGGCTTGACTTGTTAAGTAGATTGCAAGGAAACAAATACAAGACAAGGCAAGGCAAACTAAGGCAAGAAAACAAAACAAAACTTTAAAACCATGCTACAAATTATCTCAGGATATAAATTAGAGGGATTATCGATTGCATCCATCGGGATGTGTCAATCTCTAGAAGCAATCGATGCTCTAGTATCTGACTTCGTAAATAGAAGCGACTACCCAGTAATCTCTAATGTTTTGGATTTTTTCAGTTACTGGCAATTAGAGGAAACAAAACTATGCCAACTTCTAAAACACTGGCGACTTAGCAATACATTAATTAGATTAGTATTTTGGGTAATTGAAAAAGACCTGCTTAGTGGACTATTTCTTTTTTACCAATTACTAAAAGGATACAGCAAAGAAGCTAGAATACACACAACTTCAATAGAACTCGTTGATTTTCTGCTAGAATACTGGCCAAGCAATCAGATTACTGTGATTAAAAAATCAAAAGTATTTAATAAAGACTTTGCTCAAAGAATCAGAAATCGAGGGCTAGATATATTAAGATAAACCTACACATAAAAGAAGGCACTATGATCATGGAAAAATACACTTTGACTAAAATAGAACAAGATGGGAGTGCCAAAACTTTCATCTATGAACCAACTAACATAGAACCCACTAAAAAAGAACTTAAGGATAAATTAGTAAAAATCTTAATAAAAATCAAAACACTGACACCGGAAAAAGTAAATTTAATTTATTTTCTTATCAAAACTATAGACAAATAACTTTAATTGTAGTAAAGTAACATAGAACACCTAAAAAGATTAAACTAATAAGACATGAAAAAGACTAAACAAATAAACTATTACCTTTTGATTGCTATCATGAGTTTTAATACTTGTATAATTTTCGGTATTAGATTCATTCATTTACATTTAACAGAAACAGAATTGCTTTTTAAATTTTGGTATGTTTGGCTTTTTTGTGTAACTAGCATAGTAATAACTTTAAAATCTATTAAAGGTCAAAAATGAAAATAAAACCGATAACCTTAATCTTGAATTTGTTTTTAATTTCTGTATGGGGATTTATGTTAATCACCAAAGGGTTGTTTTACACTTTGTCTTTTGGTTTTTATATTTATGTTTGTAACAAACTTTATAAACCTATCGACAGCTATTTACCTATTATTTGGACTACCCTTAGAGAGGATGTTCCTTTTGGATGGTATAACTTTTTTGAGAATTTTCGTCTTTGGCGAAAATTAATAGCTGAAAAAAATATAAAATTGATAAATTTTTGGAAAGATTCCTTTTGGTGTGATCTTAATTTTTACAGAAAATAAATCTAATATAGTAAATCTGTAGATTTAATTCCACGCTAGTGCAAATCCAGCCCAACCCACTTAAAATCAAACATATTGACAAAATCAAAGACTTGACCTATGATAAAAAGTTACAGCGATTACAGTCACACTATGTTTGATACAAATAAATACTTAGAATTATTAAAACAATACCCTCCTCGTCCTATTTACGACAAGGAAGAGCTAGAAAACACGGAAAGAGTTATCAGTTCTTTTTTAGATAAAATCATATTAGATAAAATTCAATTGACAATAGAAGAAAGGGAGTATTTAAGTGTTTTAGGAACTTTGATTTATGAGTATGAGGAAAATCAAGAGCCAATACCTGATATTTATGGACTTGAATTGTTGAAATTCATATTAGAGGAAAGAAACCTACAAAAGCAAGATTTGCTATCTATTTTTGAAAGCAAGTCAATCTTGGATGATATTTTTGATGGACTACAAGAGTTAACTCCTATCTACATTCAAAAATTAGCCAATTTTTTAAATATATCTCCTGCTTTATTTTCCCCAAAACAAATCAAGGGTTGATGGCCGAGCGGTTGAGGCAACGAACTCATAATTCGTCTTAGGCAGGTTCAACCCCTGCTCAACCTATTAGAATAGAGAAAATACTATTTAAAAAGCCGTGGCTAATTTTCTCATTCCCGTAGCGATAGGAATCGGAGCTAACCTATTATTATCTCTATTTGCTCCTAAACCTCCTACCCAACAAAAAGGAAAAATTGAGGATACTGGTGTTCCCGATGCTGAATACGGCAGAAGCCTATCCTATCCTTTTGGAAAGGTGAGGAAAGAAGGGCTAACTATGATGTGGGGGGTTCCCCTTAAGGAAGTCGTCACGTCCGAAAGGCAGGGGGGAAAAGGTGGCGGTGGTGGGCAAACTACCGAAGTTTACACTTATTTTCTGACAGCCGCTTATCCAATTGCTAGAAAAATTGGCTCTGTTAGGCGAGTTTGGATGAACAGCGTCCTCGTTTACAATTCTGAAACCAATGACGAAAAAAGCCTAAAGTTTATTGAGCATACAACTATTTATACTGGCAATCAAACTACACCATCGTCAGTAATTCAATCAAAAGAATCCAACCCAGTACCTGCTTTTACTGGAATGTCTTTTTTGCTTTTTAATAATTATCCGATTGCCAATTATGACGGCACTGGATTTCCTACTATTGATGTTGAAGTGATTGGAGAAAGTGGAGACAATCCAAAAATAAAAGATATTTTGAAAACTATTTGTAAATTAGCTAGTAGAACAGACGATCAAATTGACGTGACTGACATTCCTAGTGATTACCGAATTCAAGGATTTGATTTATTGTTTGATGGAACATCTTTTGCTGATCAGTTGGAAGAACTTATGAGAGCTTTTTTTATTGTCGCAAGGGAGCCAAAAGATAAAATAATTTTTAAAAGACAAGAACAATCATCTGATCCTATTTTTATCCCTAAAAGCTCTTTTGGGTCTAAAAAATTTGGAGAAAATCCTATTGACCTTAATGAGAAAAAATTGACTCATTTTAGAGAAACTCCTAGTGCCGTTACAGTATCTGGACTAAATGTTTTAAAAAATTATGAAACTATTACCGTAGTAGCTAAAGACCCATCAGATATTCACACAAACGAGCTTAGTTTTCAAACTAAGCTAATAGATATAGATGCGTTTTTTATGAATACCGCCTCAAAAATTCTTTTTTTAGGGAAAACGCAATCAAAAACTTTTTCAAAAATGTTTTTATTGCCAGCATGGGAAAATCTGAAAGTTGGGGATGTAATTTTTACCAATGATAATAACAATTATCATCAGGAATTGATGCAAATCACCAAAAAAGTAAGAGGCGTAAATTATTTAATTGAAATTGAAGCTACTCGATTTCAAGGAGTAGGATATTTACCAGATATTCCTATAGATAACGAATTTCCGCCAGACAATAACACTCCTCGTCCCTACGGACGCGCTAACGCTATTCCTATTGAAGTCCCAATAGTTAATAGCCGAGATACAGACATAGGAATTTATGTGGCAATTGAAGGTAACTCTAGTTTTAGGAAAGGAGCATTATTTTATTCTGATGACAACGGATTAAGCTATGATTTTGCTGTTGGCAATGTTGTCAACAGCGTAACTGGTACTGTATTGAGCTTTTCCCCAAATTTTAACAACGCTTCTCCTAGTTTTATTGACGATTCAAATTGGATACGAATAAGTATGAATTCAGGGCAATTAGAGCCAGTTACCCTTGAAACATTTCTATCAGGCAAACAATTAGGTTGGTTTTCTACTGGAGAAATTATAGCTTTTAAAAATGCTGCTATTGTGTCCAGCAATCCTTTAACCTTTGATATTTCATATACAATTCGTGGAGTCAAGGGAACTGAACCAGCCATTTCTAAGCATATAATAGGGGAAAAATTTGTGCTACTAACTAATTATTTAGTTCGACTCCCTTTAAATCTTTCTGATATTAATCGAGAATATTTATTAAAAGTAGTTCCTAATGGATTACTTGAAACTGATATAGAGGAAGAAGTCTCTCACGCAATTACTTTAGAAGGATTAAAGCCTTTCCCTTGTGCTGTAAGAGGGGAAAAAGATAACAACGATTTAATTATTACTTGGTATCGACGGACGCGGTTAAATGGTCGTTGGATCGACTATATCGATATTGCTTACGCAGCAGGAGAATTGGACAGCTATGTAGTCAGAATTTACGACGGGGCGACGGTAAAACGAGAATGGTCAGTATCGTCGGCCCGAAGCGTCGTTTACACAGAATCGCAACAGATAGCCGACTGGGGGTCAGTCCAAACAGCTTACACAATACGGGTCTTTCAAAATTCAAGTTATCCAGTGCCTTTTAAAGAATCACTAGCAACGATCCTCTAAGCAGATAGCAGTATTTAATTTAAATATGCTAAGTATATCTACTGTTCTTTTGTAATTTCATTGTCAATAAGGTTGTTAACAATCGAAACCTTTACCCTGACTGGGTTTCAAGGTTTGTTGATACCGTTGATACTGTATAGAGGAAAAAAAAGAAAAGAAGATATAATAAATTGAAATCGGATATTTAAGAGGTAGAACGATGCTTAGAAGAGTACAACAATTTTTAGACTCTGGCGATAGTGATAAAGCTAGAGAAGAAATTGATAGAGCTTTCGGCAATCTGAAAAAGGTGGATAGTCAAGTTAGAGAGTTTGCCGCTCTGTTGGCACTGGGATCGATCGAAGCTTCAGAAATCGGCTTAGGGGTATTGGGACGTAAGCTTCTACAGAATGACAGCGAGATTAACAATGAGGTTGTTTGGTTATTTATTGCGTCAATTTTATCTCGCAATAGTATTCCCCCTGATAGTCCATCTAGAATCAGCCTACTTGTTCTTACCGCTTCTGTCAATAGTTGGGAATTACCAATTTTTGCGCTTCTTGCCCCTGCCCTCGACGCTTTTTTTAAAGTTAGTCTTGCGGACGGAACCCCTTTAATTGCCGAACAAACTTTTGATTTTTTGGCCACTTGGGGAAGAATTTATGCGAAAGCACCTCATGTCAAAACGCAGCTTCAAGAACTTCAATCTCTTAGTAATAATCTATTAGAGCAAGTAGATGACTCAGAGTTAAAAGCTGAATGGTCAGAGGGAATTAATATATTTTTTGAAGAAGCCAGTACAACCAAATATTCAGATAGTAATGTTTTTTCTGCTGGTGAAGAATTAATTAAAAAAATTTATAATACTCAAAGTTTACAGCGCAATACAGAAGATAAGAATTTGGCAGAGACAAAAGACAAGTTACTCCAATTAGTCACTTCGTCTCTTGCCACTATTGGAACAGTTCTTGATAGTGATGGATTGTCAGTTGCAGTTCGTATTGACAATGATTCTAAAGATAGAAAATCTTGGTCTGTAGTTGCTAGTGTAATTGATAAATTAGAGCGGTTATTTCAAGAAATTGCCGATCTGACTTTTGAGAGAATCAATAAACTTCCCGCTTTTACTCCAGCGCAGGCAATACCTGGTTCTTGGACAATTATACTTCATGTCAATCTCAGTCCTAATCACGCAAATTTACTGGCAAAAACTATCTCTGACCTTTCCTCAGGAAAAATTGATAATGAAAGTGAAAATGACTTAGAAGTTGTTAGTATTTGGCAAGATTGTGTCACAAAAATCAAAGAGGATGATTTGCGAGTAGATATGGCTGTCTCCATTAATTCTTCAGAATTTAATGTCATTAAAACAATTTCTACAGAACATGAATATATATCTAGTTTAACAGGGTTAAAATCACGATCTATCAGGGTTCTTTCTCATGATATTCCACAAGCTGATAGGTTAGAACGAGTTGTTGATTTATCTTCGCTGTTAATTCAATATCCTCATTCTTTGCCAACTGTTCGACAACAGTTTTTGGATAGAAATGGTATTACAGAAAGGCAGTTTTCCTACTATAGAAGGGCTGCAGAAATTCTTAATCTGGCTGACGAACGAGTGCAGCCAACTACTGCTTGTTTCATGCTTGATCGTCTGTCAGAAAAATCAAAAAAAAGATTCTTGGCTCACCAATTTATTGCTTCAAAGGTGGGTTTGGCATGGTTTAAGTGGCAAAATGCTCATGATCTCTCCGAAATCAAACCAGAAAGAGCAAGAGAATTTTTACTAGAAGTGTGTCCGTCACTTTCAGAAAGTACTGTTGAAAGACGTGCTAAAACTTTACAATCTTGGTTAAGGTATTTCTTGGGTACCGAAAATGAATAAGCAAAAAATGCAAGCTTTCAGGCATAATCGGTGGAGTGTAGGAAACTCACCCCATCATCAGCCAATTGACTTTTTCAGCAAACCCTATATAATTTTGACTTTTTTATACTGTTCCGTCACGGTGGCATTTAATAGATCATCTTTAAAATTTCTGATTAATTTAATTACTAAATTATAAATACTGATGTATTCTTCATAATCGATAGCCCGCATGGGTTACGCTACCGCTAACCCATCCTACAAATAATTGTGCCTCCCTACTTAACTGCTATAATCTACTTATCAATAGTTAATAATTTCGATGAATCGATCGCAACTTATCCACAGGCAAAGCTGGTTAATTGAACATTTGCCGGGGTTAAGTGACCAAGATTGCCAAAAATTAAAGGATTGCGG